CAGCGGCATGGGAAGCCGCGCGCGATGCTGTTGTGAATACTGCTACGAAGGGTATCACCGACCCGGAACAGAAAGCTTCGACAGCCAGCGATGCAGTCACGACATTCGTGGATCAGAACCCAATGCCGACAGACCCTCTTATAGCTGCGTGGAAAAACGGTCTAAACACAGCAATTCAAACCGCCGCAAAAACTGCCAACACGCCAGCTGGCGCCGAGGTGGCGAAACGGCAGGCGGTTGATAGGTATATTGCGGGCCATCCGTATCCCGACACTAAATAGGAGTCTGACTTGTCGCAGGCCGGTCTCATCAACGCGACGCAAGATCAGGGTCTTTCCATTGCTGAGGCCCGGAACTTTCGCGCCCCGCAATACGGGACGGCAACCGTTCCGTCCGGCGGTGAAGGTATGTCTTTAGAAGAAGCGAGAAACTTTCGCCCCGCCACGCCGTTATCTCCGCCTACGTCGCCAGCTGATGCTGATGACGGATTTTTCAAGACGACCGGCAAGGCGTTAATTCGCGGCGCGGTTGAAGGCGCGACGGATATCGGCGAAGCGCCGACAGCCTTTGAAGATCGCCCAACAGACGAGCAAGACAATTCGCATCTCGGAAAGATACTTGCCACACCTGTCAGCGAAGGCTGGAGTAGCCCTACTTGGTGGGCAGCGCACATAGCACACGATGTGGCTAGCGCAGCTCCGTCTCTTGCGCTCGGCCTCGCTGGTGGGGCTGCCGGTGCTGCTACGGCTGGCGCTCTGACAGCCGAAACTGGCCCCGGCGCGATTGCTGCGGCTGCTGCAGGTGGTCTTGCGGGTAGCGCCGCAGGCTTCGGTCTAGGCTCTGGTCTTTCGGAACTAAAACCTGCCTATCTGAAAGCGCGGGCCGATGGACTCGATCACGACGAGGCCGTGAGCCGTGCCATGGTAGAAAGCGGCATCGCTGGGGCGTTCGGATCGGTGATGGGCCTCGCGCCAGGCATGTCGTTTTTCGGTAAAACGGTGGAAAGCGCACTCAAGAAACCCATATCCGAGGCGTTGGCGCAGACATTCGGCGTCATGCCTGCCGTCGGAGCCGCGCAACAAGTCACGCAAGGAGCTGTCGAGGGTAAACTCCCGACGGCGGGCGAACTTGCAACAGGCTACGCGGAGAATGTTGGTGTTGGTGCTGCTCTTGTCGGCATTCATTCCGCTTTAGGGGTTGTTAGAAAAACGCCTGCTGACAAGATTGCTGACGATGTCACCGATCCGAATATCGACCTTAACACCGCGATCGACACAGCCGCGCAGGCCGCCAAGGGCGAGACGCCTGCCGCAGAGAGCATCGTCGCTGGCAAAGATGCGCTCGACGCCGCTGCCGCCCAGAGCAAGATCAGCACCCTGTTCAAAGGGATGAACACAGGCACTGCAGAGCAAACCGACAACGGGACTGTTAACTACACGCCTAAGGGCTCCGACATCGCCATGCCAATGGAAGTGCGCGATCCGAGTCAAGAGCCGGAAGACGGCAACGGCGTGTCTTCGTCGTTAGCGCAGAAAGTAACAGATCATTATCAAGACGAACATGGTGTCAATGTTGTGTGGGTGAAAGATCCCGGCAAGAATGTACCATTCGACGGCGCTGTAGACCCGAATCAGCCGAACACGATATTCCTGTCAGATAACCCTGACCGCGCGATAACCGGCGTCGTCACTCATGAATTCGGTCACCTGATGGAAAACATCAGGGCGCCCGACACCAAGCTGCCCGACACGATAGGCCCTGACGGCGAAACGATCCCCGGCGCAATTAAACCCGGCGAACGCTTCGGTGACCTCCTGAACGAGACCGTGTTGAAAAACATGAACTCCACTGCGTGGGATCAGGCTATCGAAATATTCTCGCCGTCCGCTCCGAAACGTGGCGCCGTCGACGACAACGGCGCGCCGGTCTACGCGCCCGGCGGCGAAGGCGACGCAGACCACGCGCAGGACATGGCCGTCCACTTCGTCAATGAATTCGCGAAAGACACGATAGGAGACGTCCAGAAAAACCCCGCTCTCGAACAACTAGTCCTTGGCAAAGTGGCCGACCTTGCGGAAGAGCGTTATGGGCCTGAAGTCGCCCAGACCATGATGACGAAATTCATGGACGGCATCAAAGCCGCTATGCAGACCGTGCGCGATCTATTTTCTGCGGACAAGAATACCGCATCGCTTTCCGAAAGCCGTTTTAATAATCTCGCCGAGGTCCACGACGTTGTCGCCAGCATGTTAGCGCACAAGTATTTCGAGAGGTTCGGGGATGAGCCTGCGCCCGTAGACGACGTAGCGAACCGAGATAGTTTCTTAAAAGCTGGGACGCCCTCGCCGGCAACCGTAACGGCAGACACAAACCATCCGCTCGGCCCTGCCTATATCGACGCGCGTACGAAAGCCGCGAGCTATGCCCGCTGGCTCGGCCAGCTCGACGCCAAGCGTCGCGAAGACGCAAAGACGAGCGAACCTGTTCGCGTGTTGCAGCAGGCGCGTGACGCAATCCTGAACAAGGTTGGTGGTGTCGAAGATCGTCTTACGAAAACGGGTGCTGCACGTCTTGCGGATATCCGCTCACAGCTCGACGCACGCCTTAATCCGGTCGGCGACAATGCTGATATGGCGAACGTGCGCGCGGCGATGGTTCGCGAGCATCAGAGAATGGCTGACGCGGCTTCAGTGTCGAAAGGACCGCAGTTTTCGCCGAAGCAGCGTGACGAAGACAATAAGCCGTTCTTCTCCGCGCTTCAGCGCGGTGTCGAAGACTTGAAGATGGACAAGGCGCCCCCCGGCCAGTGGGAAGCTACAATCAAAAATCTGCCCGGTATCAAGAGCGAAGAGATCGCTTGGTCCGGTCTGAATGAATTTTTGCGCGGTCAGACGAGACCTGTCACCAAGACAGAAGTGCTGCAACATCTGCGCGATAATGACGTGCAGATCAATGAAGTCGTTAAAGGCAATACGATCTCGGCTGAAGACGAAGAGGAACACGCTGAAATAAAACAGCGTTATCGCTACGATCCAGACAGCGTGTCGCAAGCCGACTATGATCGCATGGTTGATCTGGAGAAGCGCGCCTACAACTCAGAAGGCCAGACAAAATTTAGTACATACGCGCTGCCTGGCGGCGAGAACTATCGAGAAATGCTGATGACATTGCCGCCGACGGTGAGAGAAATACCGGCGTGGAAGGCGGTTCGACACGACGGTCAAGTAGACAGCACGTACGACAACGAGCTCGCTGCGCGCGATCGCGCCTCTGCGATCGGCGGAACTGTAGAACGGGGAAAGACAATCCGAGCGGAAGGCGGCTTCAAGTCGAGCCACTTTGACGAGCCGAACATTCTTGCCCACGCGCGCTTCGACGACCGCACCACCGCTGATGGCAAGAAAGATTTGCATGTTGCGGAGATTCAGAGCGATTGGCATCAAAAAGGCCGTCGAGAAGGATACGCCAAAGATCAACCGCAATTTTGGGTTCGCAACACACGCTCTGGTAACGCATCACCTTTCTTCAACACGTTAGAAGAAGCTGACGCATATCGAAACAAGCTTCCTGAAGCGGTGCGCGGACAAACTATTATAAGCAAGCGTCCCGGCAAAGTCGGAACTGTTCCTGATGCCCCGTTCAAGACAACGTGGCACGAGCTGGCGATGAAGCGCATGCTGCGTTACGCCGCTGAGAACGGCTACGATCGTCTCAGTTGGGATACTGGTGAGACGCAAGCCGATCGATACGATCTCAGCCATCAAGTGGACAGCATCGGCTATCGTAAAGACGGCGACAACACTTACGAAGTCTCTGCCATAAAAGACGGCGAGAGTGTCATGTCTGAGCACGGTCAAACGCCTGCGCAGTTGGAAAACATTGTTGGCAAGGATGCCGCCAAGAAAATCGTTGACGGGGAAGGCACACCGCGCGCTGGCGGCGGCAATGTGAAAGACCTTTCCGGCCTTGATCTCAAAGTCGGCGGCGAAGGCATGAAAGGGTTCTACGACAAGATCCTGCCGAACTTCGTCAACAAATATGTGAAGAAGTGGAACGGCAAAGTCGAGAGAACGACTTTCGAGGCGGACGCAAACCGCAAAGAGTTCGATCAAGTCCCCTACATTGAAAGCGGAGACACGCCTGTGCATTCGGTCGCTATCACGCCTGAGATGCGCAAGAGCGTCATGCGCGGCCAGCCGAAATTCAGTCCGCGCAAAATCGAAGAACCGACTGAAGGCAAGCCGGTTCCGAAAGACGTCGCTCTCGCCAGCGGCTTGAAGAACAGCAACAAGGCTGTACTTAACGATTCGGCGCTGTCTGAGGCTGAAAAACGTGGTAGGCTTATCTCTGATCGCCGCATCAACGCGGCCCTCGCAAAGGAAGCAAATGGACGCCCAGCTGATGCACAATCAGGCCTTTCAGGCCCCGACGCCGGAAAAGGTAGCGGACGCCTCGACACTGGAGGCTTCACTGACAGCGAAAAACGGGCCTTCGCAAGAGCCAGCGCCGCCCAAGACGTTCGATCCGCTCGCCTCGGCGGTGAGCCGTCATCCTTCTCTTTCGAGCGAAAGAGCAGCGGAGATGGCGGAAAATCTCGGGTTCTAAAAAGCCTCGGCGTCACCTATGACGCCGAATGGAAAGCTGGCGCCGGTCTGCGCCGCGTCTACGAGAAAAACGGCAGCAAAGTCCCGCTCAGAATTCTCGAGCTCACGCCCGGTGATGACAAAAACGCCGCGCGTTTCGAGCAGGCGATCACGGCCAGCAAAAACTCCAGCAAGGATGGCGCCGCCGTCGCGGTCTATCCTGTCGAGGACTATAAAAATTTCAAGCTGCTGATGTCCGACGACGGCAAGTCCGGCGCCGCGGTCAAGCCGGACGGCGACATCATCTCGGTGTTTTCAAACAATGGCACCGGTCACGCGATGTTCGAGGCTGCGATCGCAGCTGGTGGCCGCAAGCTCGACGCCTTCGACACCATCCTGCCCGATTTCTATCACAGCCACGGCTTCATCGAAGCCGCGCGCACGGCTTGGAATGACGAGTTCGCTCCCGAAGGCTGGGACAAGGCGCATTTCGCCGAATTCAACAACGGCAAGCCGGATGTCGTCCTGATGGTTCTCGATCGCGGCAACGTCTCGCCCGTACTCGAGAAATCAAAAGTCTTCAGCGACTGGGACGGCGCTGCTCGCGTGCAGGAAAAGCTGCTCAAGAAAATGGACCGCGAGCAGCCCGCCGCGACGATCAATCTCCGTCTCGATCGCCTGGACGGCAAGAAGCCGTTCACTGTCGCCCAGGCGAAAGCCGAGTTGGCAAAATTCGGTGTCGACGCTGTCGCGACCCGTACGCGCAAGATTAACGGCAAGGAAGGCGAGCCCGGTGTCGTGATGAACCTGTCGCGCGCGCTGACGCCCGAGGAAGCCACGCGCTTCAGCGAGGCGATGAAGCAGGAAGCTATCCCGCAGTTTGCCAATGGCCGCGGCGAGCTGCACGGGCCCAACGCCGAGAAATGGGGAGATTTCAACCCTGAGAAATTTCATCCGATGCAGGAAGGTCAGGCGCTGCATTCTCCGCGAGTTTCATCCGAAACTCGCGACGCCCTTATCAGAAAATATCCCGATCTCGCCCAGATGTTTAGGCGCCCCGCTAAGATATCCGAAGAGCCCGTCACGCCAGAAAAAGTCGAAACGCCTGCTTTCGAAAAGGAGCATGTCGGCTCGCTGGAAGAAGAGCTGGCCAAGGCAGGCCTTTCCGGGGCCGATAAAACTGCGCCAGCGGCTGAAACGCCCAAGCAGCGCGCCATCACGATGCAAAACCCCGAGGGTAATGGCAAACCGATTCAGCGCGCCTTGAACGACGAGGAAACCCGCGCCCTCGAAAATGCGCCGCAGATAGAAGCTGCATCGAAGCTGGTCGACATGAACAAGGATCGCGCCATCCGGATCGCTATGCGGAAGGAGCAGCCGCCGAAGGATCTGCTGCCGACCTTCGTATATTTCGAGCTGGAGCGCCGTGCGCTGGCTGAAGGTGATGACGAGCTTCAGGCCAAGCTCAGAACATCACCACTGGCGAAGGAAGTTACGACAGCCGGTCGTCTTGGACAATCCTTCGTGACGCGAGATCCCGTCGCCGCCGCCGTAGACGCGCACATCCAAGTTGTGGAAAATGCTCGCACAGCGGCGCTCAAGGCCAAAGGCGGCGACGTAGTGAAAGTGCAGGCCAAAGCCGAAAAGGAAGTGGCCGAGCAGATGGTAGCAGCGAAGAGACAGGCGCGGGCGCTTTCGCCGCGCGAGAAATGGGCGCAAACTATCGCCAAAATAACGTGTGCGACATAAGATGGCATTTTGCGTCCCACCAAACCAAGCTGAGAAACTGATCGCCGCCCTCGAGAAGGCCGGGACGACGCCGCCCGACCTGATGGATATGCCGAGCAGCGATGCTCGCCGTGCATTCTTCGAGAAGTTCGTCAGTAAGGAAGATGCTGCGCAGATCAATCTTGCATTAGAGAAGACCAGCCTTCTGAAAGACCAAAATGCTGGCTACATGCGCTGGTACAACAACATCAAGGAAACTGTCCCGAAAACTGTTCAGCGTGATCTTCTGCACAAAATTGAAAAGCTTGACCGCGTGTTGAGTCCTGCCGAAGAAAAAGATTTCTATGCCGATCTTGCTGCCAGCAAAGTTGGCACGGCTGTCACCTTCGAAGAAGGACAGAAGATAACAAAACTCGCGCAAAAAGCGGCGCTGGAGCGCGACAAGGCGACTACGGCTTCGGCTGGCGTGAGTACGGAATTTCTGATGGCCGCGTCCGATCTCGAGCATTACGTGAAATCCCTGAAGCCGACGACGGTTTATGGATCAATCGGCAGAATGGCCGCCATTATTGCCAGAAACCATCTGCTGATGAACCTGTCGACGCCAATCAAGACCACTGCAGGGCAACTAACAAACTCCGTGATGGACCTTTTCACCCGCAGAATGTCGAACCGTGTTCTCAGCGGGGCGGATCCAGCAACAGCGACCGCGTTGAAGAAAGAAGCCTGGGAAGTATTCCGGGGGTCCAAAAACCAGTTCAATACTGCCTCCATGGAAAGCTATAGAGATACCGGCAAGCTCGGCGAGAAAGCGCGCTTTGACGTCTCAGAAGGAATGTTGTCCAGCAATCCGGCTTTGCGCACAGCCGAGGCAGTTGTGCGAGGGTATGCGCGACTTACCAACAAGATCGCCATTGACTACGAGCATAATTTTACCTTCACAAAATTCTATCAGAACGCGTTCTTCGACGGCGCGCACATAGGCGCGACCAATATCGCCAAGTCGGAAGGATTGGCTGGTGCGGCGTTGAAATCGCGAACTGGCGCCATCATGCGCGATGCCGCGAAGATCGAGCCGGAAACGGACGTCGGGAAGCTTGTCCGCGTCGAGGCGCAGAAGCAGGCCGCGCGCGTCACGTCGACGAACGAAACCATCATGGCAAAGATGGCGCTAGGCGTGAAGGACGCGATGAACAAGTGGGTTCCCGGTCTTGGCGATGCCATGATGCCGATAGCGAAGATACCAGCGAACATCATTTACAACGGTATCGAGAATGCCGGTATCGGTCTTCCGCACGGCGCGTGGGATATCTTCCAGGGCCGCAAGAAGATACAGTCGGATGATCTGCAGACACGTTACGAAGGTATGGCGCAGTTCGCAAACGGAATACAGCGCGTTGGCCGCACGGTTGGCGTTCTCGCTGCTGCCGCCTTCTTCTCCAGTTTATTCGTGAAAAGAGATTTCCGGACGGATGGATACGGCAATCATTTCTTCCGCATTGGCGACATCTGGATCAACACGGAATATCTGAATTTCATCTCACCCGCGTTCGCTGGCGCGATGGAGGTCAAGCAGTATGGCCGCGCCAATGACGGCCCCGAGAAGGCGATCGAGAATTATGGCCGCGGCGCGCTTCAAGGCTTGAAGAGCGCGCCCGGTGTCGACGAGATCAGCAATCTGGTCAACAGAGTTACCAGCGGCGACCCTTTCAAAGGCATCACGAAATACGCCGCTTCTCGCGGCGTTCCAGCCTTTGCGCATAATCTAGCCAATACCAGACCAATGGACCGGCTGTTCTTCGGTGCGACTGGCGTCGAGACGCAACACGATGTCGAGCGCGATAGAATCGAGAAAGCACAGCGCGCCGCGCAAAGCAGACGCGAGAATGAAAGATATAGGCAATAGTGATGACGCTTACCGAGATGGAAACCAGGGCATGAAGCTCGCCAATTGGAACTGGTCGAACATAGACGAGATTGTCGCCAGCTTCGCGCGACCGTGGCAGCAATATGCCTGCTCCGGTGCCGTAGCGTTCAGCGCGCTCTGGTCTACGATAACAGGCAATGTTGCAATTGCGGCCATTGCGATACCGGCGGCTGCCGCGCTCGCGGGCGGCTCGGCGTACCTTCGCTCTGTAGACAAGAAAACAGCGGCGGCGACCGAAGTTGCCAATTCAAAGCCGTCAGATAACACCGTGACAGCGGAGATCAAGTGATGCTACCAAATCCCTATGTGATCCTAGCCGTCGTAGCCTTCTTCATCATTTCGATGGGGACAGAAGGCATCCTCGCATATAACCGGGGCAAAGACGACATGAAGGCGGCTTACACGTCGCAGCAACTTGACATAGCCAACAAGAATTTGAAACTGGCGCAGACGCAAACCGCAGTAGCCGCCGCAGCAGGAGTGCAGCACGATGATCATGTCACCAAAGTCAATGTCGATACTTCAGCCATCGCGAGACAGATGCAAGGCTTCCTTGCCAACCTCCCGCATGATCAAAATTCTGATCCTTTCGTGCCTGTGTGGTTTGTCCGCATGCACGACCGTGCAGCAGGCCGACAAGTCACCGCAGACCCCTATCCCGGCCAATCTGACAGCGCCCCCTCTGACGTTAGATTGTCTGAGGCTGTCGCCATGCTCAATACCAACTACGGGAAATGTGAAGTCAACCGAAAAACCATCGACGATATCATAGCCCTTAAACCTGTCTTGCCAGATCCGGTAGCGCCGCCGTCGCAATCGTTCTTGAACAGGATAAACCCCTTCCAATGAGCATTAGCGATCTTGCCATCGTTGCGAGCATGATCCTCTCGTCCATTTCTATCTTGAGCGTTGTTTATATTGGCGGCTGGCGTTTGGGGCGTTTAGAATTGCAAGTGGCCACCATGTGGGAATTCACCCTGCGCCGCGCGCACGTCGAGGTGGTAGATTCAGGATTCGGAACAAGAAACAGTCCGCTCCGCCTGAACGAAAGCGCCACGGTGCTGATGTCGAAGATGGAGACTGAGTTGCGGGCGCTCTATGCGGAAATGAAGAAGCCTGTTTTGGATCAGGACTTAGCCCTCGCAATAGAGAGGCAGTTCGGGGAGCGCATCATGGACGAAGTATGTATCCCGAATAAACTGCGCTTAGGGGCGTGCCTCATCATGGCTATTGGCGCAGCGAAGAATGATCCTGTCGTCACGGCGGTATACACTAAACATTCAAAGGACGCGCGCTAAAGGTCTTTCCCATCCACTGAAACCGGCCTGCGCCTTTCTTCCCTCGGGCGCTTGTCGAGACTGGCCGCCAGCGAAAGCTGGCGGTCCTTTTTATCAAATTCTCCCGACGTACGCGACGAAAGGTTTCCACCATGCTTCCGACATTCGAGACAGCGTTGCGTCTTTTGCTTCAACACGAAGGCGGCTTCGTCAACAATAGTTCTGATCCTGGCGGAAGAACCAACCTCGGCGTAACGCAGCGCCAGTGGGAAAAATACGTCGGCCACCCGGTAGACGAAGCCGACATGAGGGCCCTTACGCCCGCGCGCGTATCCCCTTTCTACAAGACCGAATATTGGGATGCGATAAAGGGCGACGCGCTGCCAGCTGGCGTCGATGACTGCCTGCTCGATTGTTGTGTCAACAGCGGCCCCGGGCGCGCAGTAAAGATCCTGCAGGGCGTTCTCGGCCTTGCCGAGGATGGCGCGATCGGCCCGGCGACGATTACTGCGGTCTCGTCACGATCGCCGCACGACACGATTCCAGCATATTGTGCTGCCCGGCTGGCTTTCCTGAAGACGCTCCCAACATGGCCGACATTCGGCAAGGGCTGGGAAGCGCGCGTCGTTGAGGTTCAGACCGAGGCGCTGGCTTTCGTCAGCCACGACAAAAGTTAGGCTCCCTCTCTGACTATTCTGTTGGGGATTGGCGCGGTGAGCCGTCAGCGTTGCGTGTAAGCGCGACGTTGATCCACATCGCTGTCTCGCGGATGCGGCGTAGAATGTAGGTCTTGTCCGGGCCGTCATCGAGCGCCTTGTCGATCACGGCGGCATAGTCAGCCGTGGTCTTACGCAGGGCGTTCATCACATCAACCTGCCCATCGGTCGGCTTGAGATAGTCAAATGTCGAAGGGTGTAAAAGCATTTTCAGTTCTCCTTTATGCCGGGGGAAGGCCCGGCTCCTTACCTAGAATTGTGAAACTGGATTGAACCGGGTACTGGCGCGACCATCGGCAAACGCCTTTTCCAATTCTTTCTGGATCAGGTCTTTGGGCCATGCGTCATCCGGCACCGGCTTGGCGTGAGGCCAGCGAACTTCCCAGCCGAAATCCGTGATCGTGTCGTACAGGTGCTTGGCGCGTTCGGCAGGCGTCATGGTTTGCTCCCTACTTGGATATGATTGCGGCGAGAATGCCGATCAGCAGGACGGTCTGCACCCATGACAGCAGTATTCCGATGGTGACTTGTCTAAGTGCTTCGCGCCGCTCTGGGTCTGTCCGCGCAATCCAGTCTCTAGTTTCGTCGTCCACGGTCTCTCCTCTCTTATTCGTTCACTAGGGCGATGAAGGCACCACCACCGAAAATAAGCGCAAGCATGAATGACAGCCATCCCCACCACGCGAAGGCGACATTGTGCGGAGATATTCCGATGCCTTTTGGTTCGGCAATGGCCCCGCTAGTGTGAACAAGAGTTTCACGGACGCGCATCATGGTGTTGGAAATCTCCAACGGCGCATCATTCTTAGGAAGGGCGCTTAGGATGGCTCGGCTGTCCACCATCCGGCGATACCAGAAGCCAATGTCGTTTGTCGGGTAGTTGAATAAGACGCCAGTATTCCCGGCGGTCATCCCGTTTCGTTCGGCATAGGCGATGGCCGCGTCTAGCCTCTGCACGGCAATGGCCGGGTCGGGGGAGGACGCCGCCTGCGAAATGTAATCTTCGCAGTTCAGTCCGAATTGAATGTTGTAATAGATGCGAGTGCCAGCCCACGCCAAAAAGGCGAAGCAAGCCATCGCGCCGATAAATCCAAAAAACGCTTTCATCAAAAGTCTCCCCTTATAGAGATTGAAGTTTGCCAGCGCGGCCATCACGGAAGGTGCGCTGCTCTCTACCAGCCGCCTTTCCGTTCTGATAGCCGGTGGCATACGCCTTGCGGCTCTCGGTGCTACCGGGGCCGCTTGGCGGGTTGCTGCCGTTGCCGTGGAGGCCGTCTTGATACCCGGCGCGGGTCCAATCGGCGGCGGTCACAACTTTCGGTTCCATGAAAAGTCTCCCTATCTGACTTTCTTAAAGTGTTTGTCCCAGCACTTGTCGCAGACCGTGAATGTCGTGCCGCCTTCATCCTTTGAGCGGAGCGTCCCGCAATCCTCGCAAGGATAGACGCGATCACTGTTGTTCTTTGGCGAACGGACCGGCCCGCTACGGTCACAGACTTTAACGACGCTTCGCATTTCGCTCCCCTACTGATTTTTGTAGCCGGGGAGAAACTGCACCCCAGCCGTGTTGACCCGCGCCTTGTAGCAAGTATCGCATGTGCATGGGCATTCGCCGTGGGTCATGGTCGCTCCTTTATATCAATTCGCCAAGTTGGAATTTTACGCAAGCGCGGCGAAACAGCGTGGAAAGTTTCGGTCCTTTGAATGTGTTAGTCTTCTCGACCCAGCCCATCTTCCACCACTTACCTATGCCACAGCACTTCAAACATTCCTGCATCGCGGTACGCAACCGCTTCCCGTATCCGCCGTGGCTGCCAGTGCAGCAGCCATAGTGCCACTTAAGACCGGACTCTTCGATGCCATCGCCGGGTCGCGACATCATAACGCCGCGCGCTTCGAGCCAATCGGCTGCCAGCTTTTCTCTATCGCGGAGTAGCATTTCCCGGCTCCCTACTTGGCTTCTGTTGATACTGAAACAATCGCAACCAGCAATTCGTGCGAACGCTCAAGATACTGCACCCGCGTTTCTTCGGTCCATGACAGCGCGCCCTTGTCGGCAAGATGCTCGATTGCTGCTTCGATCTTCTTGGTCGAAACAGGAAAGCACTCTTTGGCGTTGATCTCTAGATCATTTCGCAGCGTCATCGTGACAGGGACGCGCCGAAGGAAAAGACCGCCCATGTCGTGATGCTGGCGACTGTTCGGCTCCATGCCGCGCGCCTCAGCGTCACCGGCCCGATACCATTCATGGGTCGCGGTCAAAGATTGATCGACACGGTAGAACTCGCTTTGCGCCACGCCATCACAAAAGCGCACCCGACACGGGGCCATGAATGGCGTCGTGCCATCGTCCTTGTCCACGGTGACATACCACGAATTGCACTTCCGGCATGTATAGCGGTTTTTCTGGCCGACTAGGCTGTTGCCGTTCTTGTCGCTCATCAGATGAACCCCTTATCCTTTGCCAGCCATTCTGGCATCGTGAACGTGCCATCGTCGTTCCGCTCTACCTGAGACTTGGGCACCCATTCGGTGTACTGCCCGTCATAGATGCGGAAAGCCTTTTCGGTTTCGCCTTTGAGTTCGGCGGAAATGTCTACGAGGTCCGACGCGCACTCACCGCGATTGCCAGCGTTGCCGTATGGGAGCACCATCAAAATTCCCCTTCGCGTTCGGCATAGTCGCCGCACCAATCTGTTTTCTGCACGATAGGCCAACACGCGAGCCACGGCTTTTTCTCCGCGAGCCTTTCGGCGGCAATCGTCGCGCCGCATGGAGCCATCCGGCGGCATTGCTCTGTTGGCACATCGAAGAACTTGCATGTCTCACACTTCACGGCCCGGCTCCCCTACTGATTTTTGTAGCCGGGGAGAAACTGCACCCCAGCCGTGTTGACCCGCGCCGGACGCCAGACCATGCCGCAATGTTGGCAAGCGTGAGTGTGGTGCGGCTTCGTCGCAAACTCGCCTTCGTCAATGTGCCGCTCGCCGCAAGCTGGGCACCAGAGCAGCATCGGGAAAATGTCTACCGCGTCTTGGATCATCCGAACGCTTGGCTTCTTGCTCACGGCTTCACTCCTTCACTGATTTTTGGTTGGCTGGAAGATTACGATTGCAGACGGAAACGGCGCTGAGTTTTTATGACCGCCGAACTTCAACCGTCCACGCAAAAATTCTACCTGTCCCTTGATCGCGTAGTCATGCCACCACGCAGTATCGGTTCTGGCCGGAACAAGACACACCACCGTCGCGCCAGATTGGGCGCTCTCGTAAGCCTTCTTCATCCACCGGCCTATCGTGCGACCATAGGGCGGGTTCATCCAGCACACGCCGGTCCACTCCTGCACCAAGCCGTTCTCGGCTTCGGAAAAGTATTCGTAGCATTTTGTGTTGTCCTTGTTCGCGCAAACATCGCGCACGAAATGCCAGCGCGCATGAAGGCGGTCAAACAAATCTTGCGGCGTTGACCATAGATCGGTGGCGCTGCTGAAATGGACGTTCAATGCGTCCTCCCGAAAGTGATAATTGTCGTGAGGCCAAGGGCGCAAGCCCAATACCCAGCCGCCCACAAGTTTCCGGCGAACAGCCAGCGCGTCACCGCCAGCCCGTACAGGGTCATGATGACGAAGTTGAAAATGCGAGGGTCTAGCAGGACGGTCAAAATCGCTCCCTCGTTATGCTGCTTTGGTTCTGGACAATTCCAGCCGCTTTTGCGCCATCACAAAATACTCACCCTCTAGTTCTATGCCAATGAAGTTCCGGCCAGTGTTGATTGCGGCGTGGCCTGTTGTGCCGCTGCCCATCACATTGTCGAGGATGGTGTCGCCGGGGTTGCTGTAAGTGCGGATCAGATATTCGCAGAGGGCGAGCGGCTTCTGCGTCGGGTGTTTTCCTCCCCGCTGCTTGTCGCTTGAAAACCGCAGCACATCGCGCGGGTAACGGGTGGTGCTGTCATACGGCGTCCGGTCATGCTCGTTATAGACCGGACAATCTTCGCGGCGTTTCTTGGTGGAAACCTTGCGTGCATGGCCGCTGGTCATCTGCGGATTGTAGGTATATCCGCCAGCAGAGAACACCAAGATATTTTCGTGTGCCTTCATCGGTGCGCGGTTGGCGTTGAGGTGCCCGGTGGCATTTCCCTTTTCCCAAATCCATTCGTGGCGCAGTTCTTTGATGTTGCTCATACCAAGCATCTTATCGAAGGGCGATTGAGCGAACAGGACGATAGCGCCACGGCATACGCGCCTGAACTCCGGCCATAGCCGCTGCAGGTCAATGGGGCTATCCCATTTGCAGTTGGTGGTGCCATACGGAAGATCGGCAAGGATCATCGCAGCCGAGCGGCTGTTCAGCCCCGGCAGGATTTCCATGCAATCTCCATGTAGTAGATGCGCGGTCAAAATCGCTCCTCGTTTGCAGGGTCGGCGGCTCGGACGATTAGCCCAAGCCGCCTTCCGGTTACTTGATCGTCTTTTCAGATGCGACGGCGCACCGTGCGTTCGCTGCGTTGCAAGCCGCCTGTGAAAACTTCAAGGCGTCGTCCGACTTCTCCGCGCTCGCGGCCTTATCTATCAGTTGTTCAACGGCACTTTTCGTCTCAGTCGTCATCGGGTTCTAGCTCCGATTAGAAAGCCCAGAGCCGCTGGGCGCGGTTTCGAGTGCGTCTAGGACGTGCTGCGGGTTATAGCCGGGTTTGAAGTGCCACTCTGCATCTGCCCCGCAATAGGTCATGTCCGCGACATAATTTAGCGCCTCTCTCGCCTTCCGCAGCTTCGCAGAGGCGGCCATGCGAGCGTCCATATCTCGGTGCTGTTGCTCAACGCTGACGAGAACTTGTGTCCTGCTCATACCTTTGCCCCTAAACTGCAAGAGTGAACTGCCGCTGCGCTGCCTCGATGCGCTGGCAGGCAATGTCGAAATACTTTGGATCAATCTCTATGCCGGTGAATTTTCGCTCCATCTGCACCGCCGCCACGCCGGTTGTCCCACTACCCATGAACGGGTCGAGAATGGTTTCGGCAGGTTCGGGCAATTTAGAAATGCACCACTTCATGACGCGAAGCGGCTTTTGTGTCGGATGACAGCCGCGCTCTGCGTTAGTGGCCGCGATTGTCTGGTCCACCAACCGAGCGTTGCCGTCTAGATTGGTCCAGGCCATTTCACAATCCGCCATAGTTATGACGGCATCGCGCTTATACCAGACTAGAAAGCAGCGTGACGGTGGCAAGGAGAAGTAGTTTCCGCCCCAGACCACCGCGCTCTTTGCTTTTGAGATTGCCAGTTCGATGTTCTTTTGTGGCGCACAGGCATCCCAAACCTTGTATTTGCCCTCGAACTTTTTACCCCATGTTCCGCCTTGCAATTTCTCCCCAAGCCCATATGGCGGGTCAGTCACCAAAGCATCAGCCGTCCCAAGCGTCGGCAATATCTCCCGGCAGTCTCCCAGGTAGAGCGTAGCGTTTCCGATTGTCTCAGCCCGGCTCAATGTTTGTACCCGAATGTGACAGTTAGCGTGATAGCGAGCGCCGAGAGCCAGTAGCAGCAATCGGCCCATGACCCATTGATGGCCCAGCGCATCGCATTGGCGCAGTACAGGCCAATGATGATGAAGTTAAAAATGCGCGGGTCTAGAAGATAGGCCACGGTTGCTCCTCATTTAACCAGTGTTGGCTTAGAAAGTTGTCTGGCGGCTGAAACAGTCGTCTGAGTGAACGAGCTATTCAAATCCTCGCGGCTCAGATAGTTCATTTCGCCCTTCCCACATTCCCAGCAAATAACTTCGCGCTCGCTGTCCTCCAAGTTTCCGCAATGGCCGCAGCGCCATATTCCTTTTATCTTCGCCATGCCCGTCTCCCTCAGTGGAAAGTGATGTGGTGAAACGCCCACCAGATGGCAGCCGGTATCCCGACAACGACAGCCGCAGCCGCGACGATCATCCCGAAGATGCCGAATTTAATCAGCGTGTCTAAGCCGTCGAACATACCCGGTCCCATGATTATCCCCCTGCTTGAAGTTGTGGCGCGATGTTCGCCAGTCGTGTTTGATCCAGCCGCAGGCGCTCACCGTAATAGGCAATGGCCCACCGAAGGGTAATGGCCTCGCAATCCACGCACGGTTCATCAAACGTCTTTCCGTGGGAACAGCCTTTGCGCTTTACGTCTGACAAATTCGGCTCCTTCAATCTGCTAGATGTTTTGGTGGACGCCCGACGCCAACGCCGCGCGGCTTCAAAAGCTGATAGGCCAAGCTGCGGGTCAGGCCGATCAGGGCCAACACTTCCGCCAGCTTCAATTTCGGATTGCGCCAGTGAACCAGCATTTCGCGCTCGGACATTTTGGCCCGGTCCACTATCTCCTGGCGGCGCTTCTCGGCCAGATATGCCTCCGAAGGCTTCTCAGGCTCCAGCGCGGCATCGCGCATCGTTACGCCGTGGGTTTTGCTGTCCTGGCCGGTCACAATGTCATGGACGGTCACGCCCTGGCCGTGGAAGCGTTCCAGCGCCTTGCGGATCGCCACCTTGCCGCCGAAGCTGCGAAGGCCATCCACGGTGCCAAGGCGCTCGCCGCTCTTGAGCGTGATCTTCGACCAATGCTCTGACGGCTCCCAGCCTTCGTAAATATCCTTGCCGCGAACGCCCATATCCACCATGCGGGCGAAAACCTTCTTGGTCCCGGCATAGTATCTAATTGGTTTTGGGGCTGGTTTTTCTTTAAGCATGGAAACATTCCATAGCCTATGGACAATTACCCGTCAAGGGCGTATATCGCTGGAACTGACCCTGGCTGAGGCTTTATGCCAGCGCAAGTTGGTTCTGGGGACTAGACCACGCCGATGCCGAAGCGGTGGGGCTCAAATTACAAGAGAGGCCGATCAAGCGGCGCGCTTCATGTAATCGAGCAGCGCCTCTTGGACGCTTTTCTTGCCGACAAGACGATCATAGACGCCGAGATCCATCGTGTGGCGCGCGAGGATCAAATGCACGAAGACCGGGCGATCGTAACCAGACTGCTTCTGGCGCATCGGGCCAATGCGCTCGATGATCTGCATGAAGTTTTCCAGATTCCAGTCGACGCCAAAGAACACGAGGATATTGCCGCCATCCTGCAGATTCAGGCCGTGACCGGCTGACGCCGGGTGCGCAAAGAGAATCGGGATCTTGCCCGCGTTCCAATCCGCTTCGGTGCTGGGCTTCGCGTCGAGCACGCGGCCATTGGGAAACGCTTTCTGAAGGCGCTCGAGATCCGCGACAAAATTATAGGCGACCAGAACCGGCGTGCCGTTCGCCTCTTCGATCACGCTCTTCAGCGCATCGATCTTGGCGTCGTGCAGCTCTTCCCACTGGCCTTTTGTTTCCGATATGTCGCTGTCGCCGGTATAGCAGAAGCCATTGGCGATCTGCAGTAGCTTGCTGGTCTTGACCGCAGCGTTGGCGGCGCCGACACCCTTTCCCTTGATCTCCGTGAATTTCTTCTTCTCCATTTCGCGGTAGATCTTGCGGACGCTATCGGGCAGATCCACGAAAACCTGATTGTAGATCGGCTCGTCGACGTCGAGACCTTTGACGGTGATGTAGACGTCGTGAACCTTCACGTGGATCTCGCTCTCGGCGTGCGCCATCGGCTCGAGGCTGTAGCCATCCTTACCGCGCTGAAACCAGCGGTTTTCGAAAGCCGTGAATGAATCGCCGAGACGCGCGCCTTTATCGATGAAATAGGTCTGGCCCCATAGATCCTTGAGCCCATTAGGCGACGGCGTGCCTGTCAGGCCGATAAGACGGGTGATCTTGTCGAAGGCGACCTTCTTCAGCGCCTGCCCGCGCTTGGCGCCCTGTGTGACGCGCGTGCCTTTGAGCCGGGTGAATTCATCGGGAATGACGGTATGAAACGGCCAGTCATCGCCCAGTTCTTCGACCAGCCACGGGACGTTCTCATAATTGATGGCCATGATCTGCGCGTCGACAGTCAGCGCCTTCTCGCGCTCTTTCGGTGTGCCGGTGATGATCGATGCGCGCAGATGGTTCAGATGCTTCCATTTCTCGAGCTCAGGCCCCCAGACTGTGCGCGCGACGCGCAGGGGCGCGATTACCAACGCCGGGAAGATGTCATCCTCGACCAGCGTCAGCTGGTCGAGCGCTGTCAGCGTGCAGACCGTCTTACCGCCGCCCATCGGCGCCCAGATCCCGCAACGCTTGTTGTCGCGAATGAACTGCATCGTCGGGTATTGATAGTCGTGCGGGACGAAGATCCTGCTCACGATTTTATAACCACATGTGCTTTTATGAAATCATCGATCTTCTCGATCGTATCCAGAATGAACACGGTGATGCCACTCTCGCGCAACTTTTTGTGCTCTTCCAGCTGCTGCGGTTCAGCTTTTCCGCCGGGGCGCTTCAACTCTACGAAATAGATATAAGCTGGCTTGTAAGGCGCAGATGGCCACCAGACCATGCGATCGGGCGCGCCGTTACGTCCAATCCATTTAATTTTTCGGACAAAGCCGCCAGATACGCGCATTTGTTCTACGAGATAGTTTTCGATTTTTCCTTCAGGCGTTGTCACGATTGATCCTTACGATATCTGTGTGTCTCGAAGCCAGCTGCTGCGAGCGGCAAACCTTGCATCCACGTCGTTTTTTCTATCATCATTTTGGAAAGAGCTTCGTCTGTGAATTCTTCAGTGTCGGGCGTCTCGGTGATCAGCTCGTCGTGTGCGTGGAGACAGACTTCATAGCCAGCTTGTTCCGCGGCTTTCATACCGCGAGCAAGAATATCACGGGCGACTTTTTCAGTGACGTTCTGCAGCAACTTCGGGCCATAGGTGTCGAGCTGCGTCCATTGCCGGGTGTATTGATCAATGCCGTCATAGACCAGCTGGCCGTCTTCGCGCTCATCGACTGCAGGATATGAAAGATAGCTGCCGGAAGGCGTCTTGATGCGCAGCCATTTTACGCCGTTGTGAACGACGCAATCCATCTCCAAAACACCAGCAACAAATCTGCCGCCGACATTTCGAACAGCCTGACGGCAAGCCCATTCGAGATCGTACCAGAAAGATTTGATCGCAGGATGCGCCTTGCGCCATTTCTGAACGATCTCGACGACTTCGCTCTCCGGAAGCGACACGCCGTACGCCGCGCCCATTTTCATAAACGCGCCGACCGCACCACCATATTGCAAGCTCAACTCCATGACCTTGCCGACAGCGCGCATCAGACCGAGGCCGTGTTTCTTGTCGGCGATCACCATCTCGGGCGTTACGCCGAAAGCGCGAGCATAGGCGAGCACATAGATGTCGTGACCGATGCCTTTATCGTACTCGAAGAAAGCGCGAACCTTCCACGCCTCGCCAGCCAGCCACGCAACTACGCGGCCTTCGATATTGCTGAGATCCGCGATCACCAGCTTTTTGCCGAATTCAGAAATCAGCGTACCACGCACCGCCGAGGCGCAGAGATCCATGACAGTCGCGAATTTTATTTCATCGCTGGTATCGAAGATCAGATCTTCGCAATCGGCTTTCATGGCCGCAATGCCCAGATCTATGAGATCTTGTTTTATGGTTGGGCGCGGAAGATTCTGCGGCTGAAACAGACGCCCGCTCCACCGAAGCGTCCGGCCCGCTCCGCAGAATTGCAGCGTGCCGCGCAGGCGCTTATCGCGCGTGGATGTGCCTTTCACCAAGACGGTATATTTCGCCGGGCTGGTGGCCGCCGCCTGCTGGCGAATCTCCAGCAGCTCGCGAACGGCTTCCGTCATCTCATCTTTCAGCGCCGTGGCTACGGTGCCCTTGGTCATGTCGACCATATTGAAATTGTGCTCTTCACCGAGATGTTCGAGGAGCTTCGCACGCTGCGTGGCCGAGCCGACTTTACCATCAGTGAGTTTGTCCATGCGCGCCGCTAGAAGTATTTGCGACCGAGCGGCGGCGCGCAGGGCTGCATGCGCCAGATCCATGTCGACCTTGATGCCGCGATCGTTGATCTTCTGGTCGAGGATCCAGAGCTCGCATTCTTTGGGTGTCAGATTCCAACGCGGCATAAGCCTGCGGCATTCGCGCATCGAGACGATATCGAAACCAGCGTACTCGACAAACTCGGCCCATTCCTTCGGATGGGTCTCTTTAGTCGCGCGGCGCAGCTTCATGTTCTTGGGGCGCGGCTTGCAGAAAAGATTGATCAGCTTTTTGCCGGTCTTCTTTTTCGCCATGTCCTCGGCGACGCCCAGCACTTGGCAGAGCTGATCCAATCCGCCAGGCAAGGCGTGCGCGTAGGCCGTGACCATCGTGTCTTCGATCTTCTCGACCGGGATCCTGACGCCGCAAGCGGCGAACATCGTACGGTCAAAAAAGCTGTTGTGAATGATGATCGTGTCGGCGTCGTCGATCATCGCCTGGATCTGCGCTGGCACAAAATCCTCAAGCACGTCGACAGGATTATCGTCCCACGCATATGCGGTGAGGATGATCTCGACGCGCTCAGAATAGGCGTACGTCCCGTTCTTCAACGGGATGTCGCTCCACGTTTCCGCATCAATGTGTAAAACAGCCACTTCGCATTTTCCTTGTCAGCAATTAGAAAAGCGGCGCCCAGCCGTTAAACCGGGCGCCGGTACTCAGACCAGATCGTTGAAATCAAGACCGACAGCCGATCGATAAAGATCGAGGATCGCATCCTGTTCCTGCAGATCCGCCTTGTCCAGCTTACGCAAGCGGACAATCATCCGCATAATCCGAGTATTGAAACCGGTGCCTTTGGCCTCGGAGTAAATTTCCCGAATGTCTGCAGATATGGTGTCCTTCTCTTCCGTCAGGCGCTCGACGCGCTCGATAAAAGATTTCAAAACATCCTTGGCGAATCCGCTTTTCGCCATCAGGTCAGACTTTCGTCTTCGTCGGCGGCAAGATCCTTGAAGTCCTCGCCCGTCGCCGGGGTCGAACCACCGAAGGCTTCGCCGTCTTTAGCAAACATCACACCGGCGATGTTGGCGTTGATGCGGCGACCCCACTTGTTGTCCTGCGCCCAGATATCAATCTTGGCGTGGACGAAACACCCCGAGTAGATCAACGACTTGATGTCACGGGGGTCCGTGACTTCGCGGTTGAACTTGTCGAACACGGTGGGACGGTTCTTGCTGCGCGTCGACAGCGAGAACATGCCTTCAAAACCGGCATAGGCTTCGCCGGTCTTCTTGTTGCGATAGGACGCCTTCACGAAGCACAATTTCTTGTCTTCCTTCAGAAGCTCCAGCACGCTGGTCGCCTTGTCTTTCCACTGCTCTTTGGCAACCGCCGCCATGGCGTCCTCGATCAGTTGAACCTCGGGCGACTTCGGGACGATGATGAACTTCGCCTGATACGCAGGCTCACCTTCGCCGAACGCTTCCGGCTTGTCCAAGGCCGGGAAAGAGATACGGACATTCTTCAGTCGCAGTTCCATTTTTCAGTCTTCCTTTTCGCTGCTTGCAATTAAATCCCGGAAGGTTTCTTCCGAGACAGTCGAAACGTCCAACGCCGGACGCTTATCCGTGACGAGAGCCACGGATGGTTTGCCGTCGCTGCGGGTAATCAGATTCTGCATCTTCGCCCACAGCTTCGACTTTGTCTTCTTGAGAAGCTTTTCAGCCGTGGTCGGGCTAATCAGCTTCATGTCGTACATTTCACTCTGCTTCAACTTAGCGCTCTTCATCGCGTCCGTCGCAGCAACCTCATCGGCCCAGGCACGGTTGCCCTTACGCCCCTCGACGATCTTATAGCCCGGCACGTCTCGCCGGTCGAAGAGACGACGCTCGGTCTCCGCACGAATCGCCTTGCACCAATGCTCGACCAGCGGGACTTTATCCATCGCGTTGGCCAGAGCATTCTCGTTCACTTCCGCGAGATCCGCGAAATCGTCTTTGGTGGCCAGATGACCGACGATTCCATGGACCTCTTCTTTCAAAGCCGGGCACGTCGCCTTGGCCTTGCAGAATCGGCATTGCTTCTCGCCCGGAACAAGGTCAGCAGTTTCATCCGCGCCGAGAGCAAGACTCGCGGCGAGCTTCGCCGTCTCTATGAACAGCTCCAGCTTTTCAGGCGCGATGCAGCAATCGCTAATATGATCAATGCGCGGCTGGAAGATGATCATCACGTAGTCGTTAGCGTCGACCATCATGCCGTAGTCATTAACCGCGCCGACAAGATAGAGCAGCGCTTGCTCGTTGTCCTCGGCATCGACCTTGACGCCCATCCCGTATTTCAGATCGATGACAGTAACGCGATCTGGAAATAGAATGATGACGTCTGCCGTGCCGGTGCTGCCCGGCACGCCAATCGCTTCAGAGAAATCGACGCGCTTCTCGACGAGAATCTGGCCGGTCTCGCCAGCAGTCTGATAAACGAATTCGATATAATTCTCGACATGCTCGACCATGTCTTTGGTGACGCAAAACTCGAATTCATCGGCGGACATCATGCGACCGAGATAATCTTCGGGCACATCTTTTTTGCCGTCCAGCCGGGCTTGAATGCATTCAGAACCGATTTGATGCGCGATGGTGCCTTCCGCCGCGTACTTCGAGGGTTGATCCTTGATCTTGCTTTCCAGGGCAAGGCTCCCCGGGCAACGCATCCAGCGATGCGCACCCGAGGGGGAGAGCATTGAATGTTCTCCTGCCATGGTCCTAGACGTCCAGCGCGGTGTCGACAGCCGCGATGAAAGCCGGATACTGGTCGGCCTTCAGCTGCGGCGCCTTCTCGACGCCAAACTTCGCCAGAACTTCCAGCGCAGCCGGGCGGCCCTTAGCTTCAGCCAGCTTCAGGACACGCCGCGCGATGTCCTTGGCATAGCTGATTTCGGCGACGTCGGTCTTGGAGGCGGTCTTCTCTTCCTTCGGCGCGGTTTCCTTGGGCGCTTTGTTTGCTTCTTTGGGCGCTTCGGCTCTGGAGACGGTGGTAGCGACTTGCTCACCCGCGAAATGCGCGACGATTGCGTCAAACTCCGCGAGGGTATCTGCTTCAATATTGATTCTCATTTTGTATGGTCCTTTGGTTGGTGGTTGTAGACTCAATTCGCTTGCTAGAATTTTCGCATATGAGCAGTTAGCAAGTCGTCCTGCTTATCTGATTCAATTATAGAATTGCAATAGCTATCTCCGCGTCTGATTAGCAATTTGTTGTATTTCGAGATCCCATAGAGCTTTGTGACCACGAGTCATGACGTAGACGCGATACTCGCTCGCCACAACAATCATGTCTTGGAATTGAATCAACCCAACTATTTTCTGGCCGTCTTCCGGACCCCAAAAATCTTGAAGTGTTGGGCGATAGCGCCAGCGATTCCAGATGCGCATAAACCAGTTCATCTCGGTCTCCTATTTGTGAAAAAACACATATCCATGTTTCAGTTCGAGCAGAGCTTCCTTGCCTTTGCAGAGAGCCATCACGGATCTGCGGACATTACCCTTGCGATTGTCGCGCTCGTCTTCTCCTGGAACTGGCATCGCCTCGGCGCAGACATTAATGAACTCTTCCGTCGGCATGCTTTCAATACTCTTGTCAATCGTATCGACCATGTCGAGGACAAAAGATTCCATCTTCGTGTAACTTCTCACGCCGCTACGCGGCTTGTCGTCGGCTGGCGGCATCGGCACCTCGGCATCGACCGCAACGCATGACGTGATGTCGTCGCCGTCGGCATCCCTGCCGACCGTAATGATCTCCAGCTTGAAGCCCCACTGCAGGCCGTCGTCACCGTCTTTCATCTTACTGATGCGAATCTCGCGCCCGCCATTTTCATATTTGATGATCTCGATCTCGGCATCGGCTGCGGCCTTGATACCAGACCAGCCGCGCGCGCCGCGCGCTGCATCTTTACCCGCGTGGTGGATCAGCAGCACAGGCGCACCGGTCGCCTCGCGCAGCGCCTTTGCGTTGCCCATCGCGAGACCCATGTCTTCGCCAGCATTCTCGTTGGCGCCGGGCGTCACTTGCGCGAAGGTATCGGCGATGATCAAATCGACGCCGCCACCGGCACGGATTGTTGAGACTACCTCGAAAATCTCTTCCTTTTGGAGAAAGTTAGGCGCGGCGACGATGACACCGATGTCCATCCCGGCCAGGTCTAGGCCGTGGTGCTGGGCGTAAGCCTTGAGCCGCTTGCCCACCCCGCCGCCGCCTTCCGCCGCGATGATCAGCACACGACCTTTTTTCGATTTGTGACCGCGCCAGTCTTCGCCCCGGGCTATCGCCGCGGCCAGATCCAGCGCCACAAAACTCTTGCCGGACCCGCTGGCGCCGAATAGCACGATCACGTCGGCCCGGGGGATCACCCCCTTGATCAGCCAGTCCCCGGGCGGGCGCCGGGACAGGGCGTTGGCGGACACCATGGGGTACTTGCCCGCGAAGCCTTCCGGCGTAGCCACGGCGCCCTTGGGATCGCCTGCCGGGGTCTCGGCCACCGCCGCCTCTACCTCCTCCACCGTGGCCGCCTGCTGGGGCTGGGCGGCCTGGTTGGCCAGCTTTACCATCCTGATCACCGACGCCATGGTGACCGGCCTGCGACCCGCTGGGCGGGGTCTGGAAAAGCTTTCCCACTGAGCCCTCAGAGCCTCGCTAGAGGGGTATTTGCCACCATTCGCCGACCATTCATCCCAGAGAGCCAGGCCGGTGTCGTCACCCTCGCACTCGAAATGTAACGCCATGCCGACGCGGATCCAGTCGTCCCGGCCCATGTCAGGGTCCAACTGGGCAAGCAGCTCGGTCATGCGGTCTATGGACAAGCCCAGCGGCTTCTCCAGCCCAGCGAAGGGATCATCACCCGCGGCGCCCGGCGCCTGCCGATCTTCGCCGAAGCGACGGCTGCAGAGATCCTTGAATTCAGGGGTAACATTTTCGATTGTGTCTTCGAGGCCCAACAGTTCGACATGGGGGAGCAAATTTCCTGTCAGCGTCACGAACCCGCTGGTAGAAAAAACTTCAAAGCCATACTGCCCCGGTGCTGTTTTACTCTTGTGATTTCCTATGTTGCCGTAAAATAAAGCGCGAACACCTTTTCCGCTCGGACTAAATTCTGAGTATGTGTTGCGCACAAGATTTTGAATCTCAGCATCTATACCAGCTTCACCAACGCAATTGTCTGCGTCCACGGCGACGATATTTTCACCTTCCAGCAATGCCAGTCCGATACCGTCGAAGCCGTATTCCGCAACGGCGCTGCGCGCGATTTGGAAAGTTGTCAGCTGCGCACGATCTTCTGCGCTTCCTTGATGCCCGCGTCGTTTTCCGCCGTGGGGATAATATGGGATTTTTCTAGGTTTGTTTTCGCCCGGATATGTTTCAAGCCGATACGCAACCCAGATCTTTCGGTCCCGTATGTCTGCCGGGGCCAAAATCTGAGATGCGCGCGTTTGAGCAGCGGGTGCGGTCGACACAGAAAAACTTTCTACGCGCTAAGTTCTTGGCGCTTGTTGACGTTGTATCGGTCGCGGAGAGAAACAGAATTTTCGTCGCCGTTAACGAAAACGGGTTCTACAAATATTTTCTTCGAGAACTGATTTTTTGGCCCGAAGTGTTGGAGACGAACATGACCGCGGCGAAGATGCGGTCGAACGATAACAACACCTGTTGATGCGCCGCTTTCGTCTGTCGTTGTTAGAACAGGAAGCGAAAGCGTTGTTGTGTACGCATAATTTTTCTTAGCGCGCGGTTTGCCGATACCAAGTTTTTCTAGCTTCGATGGTTTCTCTTCCACCCTGTTTTTACGAACGACTTTTGTCGCTAGACCTACGATCAGAGCGCGAATCATATTTGCAGCGAAAGCCGATAAATTGCTCACGAGCTCGTTTGTACTTAGAACGTGTTCCCCGATAAGAACTTCAGGACCATAGGATTTTAGATGATCAGTGAGATTCTCTGCGTGAGCGCCGTCTCGGCGTATCGTCTCCAAGAACGCAGAACCAAACTTTGTGCTGCCGTCAGAATTACGAATACACAATTCCCAAGTCGCGGTGCTGGAAATGCTTGAAAGATCGATAGTCCACATTTCTTTGTTTTTTGTAGACCGTACAAACTGACAATAAAGTGCGCTCTTTTCTTTGAAGGTTATACAGAAAGAAGAAAAGGGTGTGTGGTCGATGCCCAGTTCAGACATCGCCTCAATCGTTGCACAAACTTCGTCTGGATCGAAAGCGCGAAGTATATCGTCACTGAGAAAAAAGTTTTCCAGCTTCTCCATGATACGCGGCCCCTTATTGGAAATTAGATATTTAGCAGTTTGGCAAGTTGCGGATTGATCAGTTTGCTTCGCGGAACCTTGGTCTTGTTCTCGATCTGGACGGCGCGCTTCGGAGGCACCCAGCCCCGTTCGATCCACAGATAGACGATTTGATGCGAGACTTTGAGAAAGGCGGCAAGGGCGGTGACACCCCCGGCACGCTCCACGGCGGTGTCGAGATTCATAGGCGCGGTCATGTGATTCGGTCTCCAGCGGGCGGCGAAGATAGGTTCAATCAGCCGGTTGATGCAAGGCTTTTTTCAACCAACGTCGCGTAACCAGCAATATCATGCCAGTGATCGACGAAACTCGGATCGCCGGACAAGATACGCGACACTTTAACAGCCACCATATCCAGCGACTCTCGCATTTCCGATGACAACCGATGCCAGCCATCAGTATTATGCATGGTCGACTTCAAATTAGCAGCCACAAATGCCTGCACAGCGTAATCGCCGTGGGTAGCGTCACGCGCCACAAGCGTTTCCTTGATATCACCCATGGTAGTCAACCGTGTCGCCGCACTCGGCGCAAAGAATGACGTCCTTCGTCATCTCCTGCGCGCATTCCCAGAACTCGATCCAGTTCTTCGCGCCTATTGTCGCGCGGCGTTGCACGCGCGTCTCCTGGCCGTCTTGTTTGATAACGACGCTGTCTGAATTAATATCAAAATCGATCATCACGGTCTCCAATAGTTAGGCGCCGGATTTTGAAGAGATCCAGCAAACTCTGTTACCCGCGTCAAGCTGAACAGGCTTTGTTCAGACCCTTCCCCGCCAGTTTGTGCTGGGCTTACGACCTGGGTTTTGGCGACGCGGGGTATTCAGCGCCCCGACTTATCCACCGCTCGGGGCCACACAGTGCTGTAGATTTCCGAGGAGTGGGACCCACTCGAAAATCTCTGAATCCTTCCGGGATTAACGCGCCTTTCTCTGGTACATCGGTTGAAAAGCAATTTGGCAATGTCCAACGCAATACGCAGACCCGGCTTTAGGCTGGGCGCCACAATAAATAACACCGTCGGACGCATCATAAGGCCAGCGGCAATGATAATCGCGCAGACCCATCGTGTCGATCGGCGGATGCGCGGGCAGCAATTCAGTCACGGGTATTAGCTCAGACTTTGGTTGTGGTGCGTGCCGTGGTACTGCCGCTGGCCGGGAGCGAACAAACGTCGGGAAGCGTTTCGGCAAATCTGACGAGCGATGCACGGCGCCTAGAACGGAATTGCGCGTCCGGCCCGGAAGCGCCCTGCTTATAGTGGACGCCGACGCGCCGCCCAGCCACATCTCGCGAAGCGTCTTAAGCTCATCCTCGCTCCAGCTCGATCCCATCACGGCATGAGCCCGATACTGACGCAGATCAAAAAGAAATACAGCCCGACTCCGCAGGCCGCCAATAAGACGATGGCGAGCACGGTCGCAATGATATCCCCCAGCGTCGCGACCCTCAACGACGGCGGCTCGTAGCAGTATCCGGTTTCCCGTTTTTTCATGGCGCACCCCAGTCAACAGCCCGACAGACTAGGCAGATCAATCAGATGATTGCAAGAGCCTTCTTACGCTCCCGGGCTCTGGCGTTTACGTTTTTCATACTTTCGTTGTACCGCGCGCGATCGCGCACGGTGATCTTGGCCTCGGCGATCTTAGCCGAAACCTTTCCAGACCCCTTGCACAGGGGGCAGTCGCGGGTTGCCTTGCTCATTTTCCGGCTCTTTCCTTGATGATCTTAAGCTCGGGCTTGCGGCGTTGTGGCCGCCTGGCGCGAACTTTGACTACTTGCGCCACGCTGGCGACGAAGCCCTCGCCTTTAAATCTGGCCTCGACCCCCTTGCTGTTCAACGCCAGGACAATGGCCGACGCATCGAGAACAGGCAGATGACCAACCACCAAGGTTCTGCCGCCCAGCTCAGTCGGCACCTGTATGATCAGCGTCACGATCGCATCTGGCTGGACATCTTCCAGCAGATCCGGAACGTACTGGCCGAAAACGAGCGGCGCCGCGCCAGCAAGCCAGCGACGAAAAAGACGATGCGCGGTTTTGAATTTCATTTGCCGACACCATCGCCGCCGATAGCGACCCAAGTCAACAACACCAAAATGATCACAGCAACTGCGTAAACTAACATCAGATCATCCTTCCTGTTGCGCGCTTGTCGTCGTTAACGATTTCCTGCGCGCCCTGCCGGTTCTTGGATTGGCCCAGCCAGTCGCCGCAGAAACGAGCGACCCAGCGCGGCGTGTCGTAGCCGCAGTATTCGCGGGCGATAGTGTAGCGCTTGTCAGTCATCCGTTATCCAGTTCAAGACTAAGACGCACAATTTCCATTTTGTCTTTAGCGCGACCTTTGACCGGCGTGTATTCGAGCCCGCTGACGTCCCTATAACCTGTTTCCCAGTCCACCGTCGTTCTGGTGCTGGCGCGGCCCTTGCACCAAGCTGTCAGAGCAAGATGCGCCGCCTTGTGCGAGGCGAAGAGACGAGGCAGCGGGCCAGCAACCGGCTCGCTATACGTAAAGCCCTTGCCGTTGCCCTGCGGCAAAAACTTTCCCACACCCTTTTCTCGTATGGCAAAGAAATGACCAATAATCATGCTCCGATTCTCCCCAGTTTACGCGCCTCGTCGGCGTACTCCGACAAAGTCATCCGCGGCGTGAACCAGTAGTCGCGCTCGATGCCCAGACCGAGGCGCCCGCGAACGGACTGCAGCTCGCGAAGCGACACGCTGCCCAGCTCGACGCAATCCATACCAAGGTCACACAAGCCGAAAGCAGTGTCGCCGTCTTCATCGAGCTCCGAAATCAGCCACGTCGCCGCGCCACACGGGTTAAAGAACTTGACCACCGGACTAAAGTCGATCGTGTTTCCGGTCTTCTCCATCGCCGCGGCATTAGCGCGGCCATTGGCCAGCAACTTCTTCAGCAGCGGCGCGGTGAGAAATTTCTGGCTCATGATACTGCATCAAGCTTTCCGTCGACCCAACGATAATTCACCGGGTCAGAACTTTCAACCACGCGCGTATCGCGCACCGTGAACCAACGAAACATTAAGTCGTGCACGTTGCCTTCAGCCTCTTCGCGCGTGGCGAAGCGCAAGCCGTTGCCAACGAATTTTCCATCGCGATCGGCGATGACTTCAGGAGCAAAGCTCATGACTTCGCTCCCTTCAACAAAGCCTTGAGCTCGGCCTTAACAGACCTTGCAACAGAACCGCGCCAGGTGGTGGCATTGCTCAGAAAGTAGAGCACGACGCTCTGGCCGCTATCGGCGCCGTAAGGATCGGTGACCTTGTCCATCTGGCGCATTGCGTTGAGATACGGCACGGCGCCGAAGTAAACCGGGTGCCAATCCTTGCGGATCTCGCCAGCAATTTCACTGATTGATCTATTCGTCATTTCGCATTTTCCTTCTTGTATCTTCCCAGTGATAATAGACGCCTATCGAAAAGGTTGCAAGGGGGTGGTTGCATTTATTTTACCACCCCCGAGCCCTTAATCGCGGCCCAGATCGACCGTGAGTTCCCGGCCCAGAGCCTTTTTGGCCAGCTCCAGCCCGTCCTGCCAGTCGGCGAGATCGCCGTCAGACGACACTTTCACCATCCACGCCCAGTCGGCTATGGCCGCGAGCACCGCAGTGACCACAACGTCATAAGGCTTGTTCGCGGTCTCACAGAAAGCAAACTTCTGCGCAGCCTGCTCGAAAAAGAACGTCTCGTGGCCGTCGTCTTCGACACCATTGAAGCGGATTAGCGCCGCGCCGCCGTCAGCATTCTGGCGTTTTACTTCCGGCACTTTTTTCGGCTCGTCATATTCCCAGGCAAGCGGCACAGGCGACGCGGCGATGATCTTCTCGGCATCGTCGCAGATCAGCTGCCACGTCTTGAGCGGTATTGGCTTGGCAGTTTTCCAGTAATGTGTATATCCCATTTCGTATTTTCCTTTTCGCTAGTGGTCGATGAAAACTATCGGCTCGTCAGTACTCCAGCACAAAGCGCAGCTCGAGCAGCACACCTCATCGCCCTCGGTCTGAGCTGGGCAAACGATGCCCTCGGCGATGCGACCACGCGCCGTCACGTCCTTGATCGTCACGGTGCCCATCTCGCCGCCGCGTTCGCTCCAGCGTATCCGCCAGCGATCAGGAAACGTTGCATTCATCACCGCGATGCGCTGACCCTCGGGCGAATGCTTCTCACAACGCGTGTAGCCGTAAACGTGCAGCTCGGGGTGCTTGAACATCAGATCGTCCCACAGTTGGACGTACTGCCGCGAATAAAAATCCCCAAGAATGTGCAAACGAATTACAAAGCCCCGCGGATGTTTGCGGGCAAGCGTTGCGACCTGACCCGGGATGATCTTCTCCAAAGCCGGGCCAGCCTTCCATCGCGTTGGCCATTGCATATGATTTCCGTAGCAGGAATGCCAGCTGCCGCAAATCGTCGGGCATGTCGCGCGTTCTTCAAGCGTAAGCGTATAAATCGGCATGCCGCTCCACGCGCCCTTGATCACGCGGTTTCCGATCTTGCTGTTGTTCTTGCCTTCCTTGAACAGCATCGCGGAATAATCCGGCACCGCGACGCGGCTCGGAAAGATCGTCGTCGCCTCGACGATCGCATTGTGATCCGGCTTCAGGACCATCGGCTTACCGAGGCGCCCGTGCTTGACGTGACGCCGCAGTGTTCTCGGTTTGACGGTGGTCTTCATTTCTCGAAAGCCTCGCCGTTCATCGCCATCATCAGCGCTTTCTCGACAGCAGCGCACATTGCTTCGAAGCCGTAATTAACGGTAGTGCATTTGCGGCGGTGAAAAGGATTTATAGATCCGCCAGCGACGCACCCGAAGGCATCAGTCAAACGGTCGTCGCTGCGCAGACCCATGTGCCAGGCGAGAACAAACGTGCCTTCGCGCATTTGGCCGCTGTCGCCGTCAAGGTCGATCGTCACGTCAAGGCCGCGCGGCGTTGAGACGTGTAGCCAGATCGCGCGGCCATGCGTCATGATCACGTCGCGCACAATTTCAGCGCCGGTTTTTACGGCGATGGCTTCCAGACGCGCAGCCATGGTCTCGCGATCTTTCGCGCGGGCGACAGATAGAATTTTCATGGGTCTCAGCCTTTCCTGTTGTTGATGAAGCGATCGACCGCCGCGTTGATATCGGCGCCGCCAACGCGAACCCGGCGCGGAAACGTCGTGATCGAATGACCGGCGGCGAGATGTTCGCGCAGGCCCGGCGTGCGCGACTGCGCTTGGCTCTCGTGGCCGAAAGGGTTCTCGGCCACTACGTCGTTGAGATAAAAATCGTTCATAGGCGGTTCTCCTGTCTTCCCCGCCTATAAAACATAGGCGTCTATCTATGTCAACCCGCCGGTTGCGAAAAAGTTGCAGGGTTCCGAAATCTGGGATAAGCCTGATTCGCGCCTGCCGCGCACATCTCAATCCACAAAGGAAAGACCGCATGCTGAACAAGATCATACAGAAGGTCGCCAACCTGATCACCACCGACGTCGACCCGGCCCTGTGCCGGGTTTATGATGACATCGTCCGCGATCTCGAGGCCCTGCGCGAAAGCATGGGCGCGCCCGCCCCTACCTACCCAATCGACCCGGCCCAGTCCGAACTGCCGCTGGAGGCCGTCTCGGTGGGCGAGGGCGTCATATGGTGCGAGCCGCTGGCCGCGTCCGAGGCCGTCCCGGTGGGCGTCGACATCCCGCTTGGTCTCACTGCCCCCGCCAGCGCGGCGCCGCCCCAGCCCGCCCCGCTGCCCGGCTCCGAGGCCCTGGTCGACACTCTGCAGGCAGCCCACGACGTGGCCAAGGCCGACGATTCCTGCGGCACTGCCTAAACAAAAAGGCCGGTAGAAACGCCCACCGGCCTTTTTGTAACTATGCTGCACTGCAATATATCGAAATCGTTATGTGCCAGGCTGATCAGCCCAGCGGGCGCCCCGCTTTCTGCTGCTCGACGGCAGCCCGGGCGCTGGGACGCCAGTCGGTGGCGATCCAACCCGCCACCGCGGCGAGCAGCTGCTCCAGATCAGCGGCATTGAGGTTCAGGTGCTTGGCCAGGCGCTGGAGATTACGGTCGAGGGTGGCCAGCGCCCCGACAAAGGCGCCGTGCTCGTACTCGCCGTCGCGCGTGACGAAGTCGCACATGACATAGCCGTCGAACGTGACGCTGGCCCGGCCAACGAAGTGAGGGCCCTCGTCATAGCAATCGTCGCCCAGGGCGTAGGCGAGGATGGCGCCCAGCTGGGTCTGGAGGGTGGCGGAGAGAATGCGGGCTTGAAGTTCGGGGGTCATTTTTCAGTTCCTTTCAGTTGTTTTCAGGGGTGGTGCTCAAATCGGTCGTAAACGGCTGGGGAAGGCGCTGGGGAGCGGGTTTAGGGTGGTGCTCTCCAGCGCCCGGTCTCAGCGGTCCTCGACGCGGACGCGGCTATAACCGGCTCTGGTCTTCATGTGGTGCCGGAACCAGTTGTCGTTCACGCCCATCTCGCGCAGTTTCTTCTCCATGTCGCTGGCGTCCGGCGACTCGCTGGGGGCGATCTCAGAGACGCTGGCGGCGAAGAGCCGGCCCTCGTGGCGGCCCGGGCCCATAGCAATGATGTCGGCCTTGAGCGGCTTGGCCTGGGCCTCGAGCTCGGCAATTTGTGCGTTCAAAGAGCCCAGCACATCGATGGAGCTCTGGGCATTGTGGCCAATCTTGGCGATGGTGGCGGTCATGTTCATCTTGCATTTTCCTTTTTGGTTGTTTGCAGTCAGTAACGTAACAATAGACCCCTATTCAACGCTTGTCAAATGAAAAAGTTGCACCTGGCCGGTGGCCTGCGGCGCGGCCCCCAAATTAGCGAAGGGCTTGTTAACTCTTGCTTTTAACTCACGGCGGAACTCTGCGCATATATGGGGTAATATGAGTTAAATATTGAGAATGATTCGCAGACTTCACTCGGCATGCCAAATCTTCCTACTGCACTAAGGCTATATCACATCCGAAGGGAACCTAAGCTTCGGTGATATAGGCTAGTGCGTACTTTGTTGACAGAGCGTAGGCCGGAGCTTTATACCACGAGTTTATCAAGCGGAGATTTTAAAATGACAGGCACCCTCGAAAATAAGCGCGCCGAGGCGAAAGAGTACCCGGGCGTTTCCTACGATGCTCGCATTCGAAAGTTTGTGGCGAACATAACCGTCAATGGAAAACGGACCTATCTTGGCAGCTTCGATGTTGCTGAAGATGCTGGCGCGACGTGGGCTCTTCATCGGTCGGATAATCCCGTCGTTCGAAAACGTAACGCAGATGGTGAGGCGGTCAGCTTCGCGCACGTATATCGTGAATTCCTGACAGAGGTGCAGGCGGCTAACAAGGATGCAGGCAAAGACACACCGTTTGGCAGACTCGAGCCCAAGGATACTTTTCGGGCGCCGGACGGCCAGTGGTTTGATCTTGAGAGGGTTCAGTATGCTCAGCGCAAGGGCGGAAAGAAATGGGTTTTTTACGTGTGGTCGTCTCCCTGCAGGATTTGCAAGACCATCTACGAGACTAAAACTTTGGCGGGGAAGGTGCTGACAGGGATCACGCGAAACTGCCCCCAGCACCGCGGCAAGTCTGCTGGCGACGGCTTGTCATGACTAGTGCGCCCGACTTGGTAGAGTTTGATGATAAAATTTGGGTGTTGGTCCGAACGAGCACGACATGGCTCTCGAGGGTAATTGGGATCTGATCTAGGCTGGACAGATCGTAACGAATCAGGCACTTAGTTGGGCCGCGCTGCTGCGCTTCGCGGTGGCTGCTTCACGATGAAGGGCTAGACCATGAGCGCTGCGGGTGCCTCCGATACTTCTTCCGACGACACTGATCCCACTGCTGGCGTTGATACGTCTGATGACTCTACGCCGCAGGCTACTGTTCTCTGTACCATCATGAATAACGGCGATGGGACGTTTTCTTTAATTGCTGGAGATGACAGCGATGACGCTTCCGGCGCCAGCGCGAGTGGCGATGATACGGATGCCAGCGCTTCCAGCGATGACGCTGCAGGCGCTGGTGAAGGCGCTGAAGGCCTTCCGCCTGCAGCTGGTGGCGTTGCTGCCTCGTCTGCGGGCCAGACGTTCACGTCGCCTGGGCCGCTTCTGAAGGCTGTGCTCGATCTGGTGAAGACCGCGCAGGAATCTGGCGGCGGATCGGACGAGGACAACTTTGCGGCGGGCTTCAGCGGTGACAAGACACCCATTGCAAAATCCTGAAGAGCAGGACTTTGTGTCCCTTATCAATTCGGTTGATGGGGCGGCGTATCGATATGCCGCCCATCCCGGGTGATGGCCCGATCGTTTACATCAATGGTATCGGCGATCTCACGATCGTCGCTCGCCTTGCGCCCGGTGAAGCTCTGGCTGCAATTTGGTCTTGGCGCGTGGGCGATGACTCCTGGCTTAGAAATTACGCGTGTTGATCTTGTAACGAAAAGGAGAAAGTCATGGCTAAACTTACGAGCAAAGGTCGCAACAGTCTTCCGGCTAAAGATTTCGCTGGGCCAAAGCGTTCGTTTCCTATCCCAGATGCCAGTCATGCTCGGAATGCTTTGGCGCGCGTTGCCAACAAAAGCCCGGCAGTCAAGGCTGAAGTCAGATCAGCTGTTCACCGGAAATTTCCCGGCATCAATGGCGGGAAGTAATTCCGTAACGCAGAGTTTTTGAGCAGATGTCGAACGAAGACCTTGTTGATCACGCTGTTGATGACGAGCAAGAACTTGTTGAAACAAAGGCTTTAAGCCCGCGTCATGAGCTTTTCTGCAAGACTTATGTGAGCAATGGCGGCAACGCGACACGAGCCTATATCGCGTGCGGCTATTCGCCTGATGGCGCGATACAAAATGCCAGTCGCTTGATGACCAACGATAACGTAACGAAGCGAATTGCAGAATTGCAGGGCAAAGTCCATCAGCGCACTGAGATGACTTTGGAAAAAACTCTTCAGGAGATTGCTGCTGTTGCGCAGTTTGATCAGCGAAAACTCTTCTATGAAGATGGCACACCAGTGCCGCGCCACTTGCTTGACGACGACACGTCAGCTGCGATTTCGCATGAAGGAAAAAACGGCATCGTGCCGTTCAACAAATTGTCTGCGCTCGACATGTCGATGAAATATCTGGGCGCGTACGAGAAAGACAATTCGCAGAAGAGCAGCAATCTTGCGATTCAGATCATTCTGGAGTGAGCGATATGGCCGGGCTGTGGGATTTGATCAAAGATAAAGTATCGGCGCTGACGTCGATCGCCAACGACGAGATTCAGGAAGCAACAGATCCTGTGCGCGGCGCGCCGATCAGGACGCGCAGGACTGAAGGCTTGAAGTTTGCGCCCGTCAATCGTTCTGCTTATCTCGAGCTGGAGAACGGCGGCTCGATTGAATTCGTCGGCGAGGCCGAAGATCTTGTGTCGCAGCTCGATCTCGAAAACCCGAACTTGGATCTCGTGACTGAAGACGCGCCAGCGTACACGTTCACTGCCGATCTGCCTGCAGAGCCAGCGCGCAAGCTTGGCTGCACTGATGGCCGCGGCAAGATCGCGCGTGAGATCAAGAAGCGGGAAGAAGGTGATCGATCGAAAGGTGGCAGGCCGCGCAAGTTTGCGTCGAATGCTGAACGTCAGGCGGCGTATCGCTTGCGTGAAGCGATCAAGGCGTTGCCGCCGCTGCCTCACACGCGCAAAAACAAATGAACAACCGAGATCTCGTCGACGATGACGGGCCCATGTTCGATCTCACGCGCGATGATATGCCGCGTGATGGTGACAAGCCGCTCGGCATGCTGCGTGGTGATCTGGGCGAGAACCGGCCGCGCCAGATCGTCCAGATCAGATTGCCGAAGCGATGCGGTTTCCTCATGGAGATGCATCGCTTCAAGGTGCTGCATGGTGGCCGCGGCGGCGGCAAGTCGTGGGCGGTTGCTGATGCATTGCTGGCGCTCGGCGCCGCGCAGGAGCTGCGCATCCTGTGCGCACGCGAGATTCAGGATTCGATCAAGCAGTCCGTGCATAAGCTGCTGTCTGATCGCATTGCAGCGCTTGGTTTGGGCGCGTTCTACAAGATCCTCGACAACGAGATCCGCGGCGTCAACGGCACCGAGATCACCTTCACTGGTCTTGGCCGCCACACCGCGGAATCGATCAAGTCGTTCGAAGGCATCGACATCGTCTGGATCGAAGAGGCGCAGACCGTTGCTGAGCGTAGCTGGGCGATTCTCATCCCGACGATACGCGCCAAGAACAGCGAGATCTGGGTCACGTTCAATCCGGACATGGACACGGATCCTGTGTGGCAGCGCTTCATCGTCAACAGGCCGACCGACGAGGCGCCATTCGATTGCGTCGTGGTCGAGATCAACTGGAACAACAACAAGCATTTTCCCGAGGTGCTCGATCGTGAGCGCAAGCACTGCAAGAAAGTCTCGCCAGACGATTACGACAACATCTGGGAAGGCAAGTGCCGCACCTCGATTGCCGGTGCCATCTACGCGCGTGAGCTCAACGAGATGGACATCACGCAGCGCATTAGGCCGATGCCGTACGATCCGCGTTATCCCGTGCATTGCATCTGGGATCTGGGCTGGAATGACGCGATGACTGTGGTGATGGTGCAGAAGCCGCAGCCGTCGGTGGCCAACATCATCAACTATTTCGAAGATAGCTTTCAGCGCTATGACGAGGTGATCAGGGATCTGCGCTTGCTCAATTACAATTGGGGTTGGGACTGGTTGCCGCACGATAGTAGTCACACCAATCCAATCACGGGCACGAATGCCTTCATTACACTGAAGCGGCTGGGTCGGTGCGTGAAGCCGCCTATGGAACGCACGGATCCAGAGGCGCGCATCAGGGCAGCGCGCATGATGTTTCCGCGCATTTACATTGATCCGTCAGTGTTCAAGCGCGGAACTGGATGGCTTGGCGGCGCCAGGTTGATCGAATGCCTTCGCCACTATCGTCGCAGCGTGCCGCAAACAACCGGCGAGCCGGGATCGCCGCGGCATGATGAATATTGTCACGGGGCAGACGCATTTGGCGCGACCGCAGAGGTGATCGATCAGATCGTCAACGATGCTGACGTGGTGCGCCGCGCGCTGCCTGTCTATAGCAACTCAGACCCAACGATGGGTTTACTTGGGTGAACAACAACAGCAAGGAGAAGACCATGGACAAATATGTTGCGCGTGTTTTCAAAGCGGTGAATGCGGATTTTGACGTGAAGAGGGCGACGTTCTATCTGTCACCAAGCACGACGATAAAGATCACGCGCCAACGTCGCGGGCGCGCCTCGCGCCAGACCTATCTGCTCACGGTCGGCACCGCCAATTACCTCGAGCACAAATTCATCAAGACTTGCAAGAAGGCGGGTGAAGCTTTCCCGGTTAAGAAGATCCAGTTGCAGCGCTATCGGAGCTGACACGATGAGCGACGAAGCGAAAGTCATATCGATGCTTGGCGTGCGGTTGAATTCGCTCGCTGGGTTGATCGTCGACCAGACCATCGCTGACTGCGTCGGGCGCTATACTCACATCGTGATCATCGGCAAGCTGCCGGACGGTTCGATCGAAGCGAACAGCCCGCATACGTGCGAGACTGCGCTCTGGATGCTCGAGCGCGCCAAGAAGATCGTGATGGATTAGCGTTACAAAACTTGAAGGCTCTTGCGAACTGCCACGAATTTGATCATGACGGTTAATCAAGCGTGTCGTGGCTGGTGCGTTCTGGAACGCCGAGAGGCTGTCCCAACCCTTTGATGGAAGCCAGTGTCTCATGGGATTCAAGAATCGCGATCGTGTATGGGAGAACACTTCGTCGAGCGCATTGCTCGACTTCGTTCTCGCTGGCGCGATCGGATCGCCTTACGAAGCGTTCAACGCTACCGGCAATTATTCTGACGGCGACACGTTCAAGTATTGCGCCTTTGCTGATGCGCAGTGGGAAACAGCCACTGGCACTTACGTCGCCGCAGGCAATAAGGTCACGCGACCAGCCACTGTCGACGAGAATTCTCTCGGCACCACAGCCAAGATCAACTTCGCGTCGCCGCCGCAGATCTTCGTCACCTTCACCGCGGGCTTTGCGCAGCTGCTGATCGGCAGCGCGACTGGCAGTCTGCTGACATCGGCTAATGGTGGCCTGCCGTCATGGACGGCGCTCGGCACTGGCGTGCTGACTGCTCTCACCAACACGGCGGGCGCTGCGGGCGGATTTGCTACCTACTCATCTCTCGGGACTGCGGCGTTCACTGCGTCGTCTGCTTATGACGTTGCTGGGGCTGCTGCTGCCGTCACGCCTACAACACTCGGCTTGGTCATCGGAACGAACACGCAAGCCTATGCGGCGAACCTGACGACCTGGGCCGGGAAAACGCCTTACGCCGGAACCGTCACTGTCACAACTGGTAAGACCGGCAACTTTACGAATTCCATTACGATCTCAGGAACTGATAGTTCGACTCTGAATGTCGGGACTGGTGGCACGCTTGGCACGGCTGCCTACACGGCATCGTCTGCCTATGACGTCGCGGGTGCGGCGGTAACACCCACTACGCTCGGTCTGGTCATCGGAACAAACACGCAAGCCTACAACGCCAATCTGACGGCGATAAACCAGGCGCTTACCACCACATCAAGTCCGTCATTCACGACTGTCACGGCGGCGCTGACAGGCCACGCATCGCTTGATCTGGCGTTTGCTGGCGGCACGATCAGCGGCACCGTCACCGGCCCAGACAGCGGGACTTGGACTTCCGGTGGTCTAAACAATGTCGCCAAGCAAAGCGTTATTATCAACGGCGGCTTTACTATAAACCAGCGCACCTACGTGTCCGCCGCGACTCTCGCCGCAGGTGCTTACGGGCATGATCGCTGGAAGGCGGGAGCGAGTGGCGGCAATTACTCCTTCACCCAACTCAAGAGTTCGACAGCGATCACCATTGCGACCAGCAAGTCTCTGATCCAAGTTGTCGAGGATGTAGATGTCGTAGGCGGCACATATACGCTGTCATGGACAGGCACCGCGACGGCACGCTGCACCATCAACAGTGCAACGCCTTCAGGTAACTTCGCCGTCAGTCCAATAACCGTGACTGGGCAGACGGCAGGCACTACGATGTCTGTAGAGTTTACTGGCGCGAATGCCGCCGGTGGAAGCTCCGTCGCGACGAACGCCGGGACACTCGGCACTGTCAAGCTCGAAACTGGCTCTGTCGCCACGCCTTATGTCGAGGATGTTTACTCGGTGCTGTTGGAGAAGTGTCTGCGATATTGTTCGATGTATATCGCGGCTGCAAATACTGGTGTGGTCGGACCAGCACCGATAGGTTTTGCAATATCAACGACCATTATCATATTTCGGGGCTCCTATGTAGTCCCTATGCGGACGGTCCCGACACTACTTACATCGGCAGGTTTGCAAGTGACGGGGAACCTAGGAACCGCGACGCCGTCTTCTATTGTTATAGCGAATGATGCGTCAGGACTGTTGTTTTCTATAAACGCAACGCTTGGCTCGCCTACGACAGCAGGGGCATCATTCGCTCTAATCGGTACGACAGCTAACTCTGACTATCTGCTACTGACAGCGGAACTTTGAGGAAGAAAGATGAGCAGTTATCAGTTAATCGAATCAAGTTTCCCACCTTCTGTGCTTCCGACCTCTGTTACAAGAGAATTAGACCGGGCTAGTATCCCTCTTGCACAAGACAATTGCGATTGCGTCCAGTTCCTTGCAGACTGGAAAGCTGGCACTAAGGTAACAAACGCGGACGGCTCTCCGGCGCCATACAGCGACGACGCAGTGCGTGCGCTTGGGTTGGCGCTGGAAACTATCCAAACGCCAACAGTTATTGCGGTTGCGTCCTGATGTTCGGGTTTTCCTGCTTTAGCGCTTCGCCGTTCGGGGATACCGGCATAGTGGTGGGGCCGATAGGCCTCTTCGAAGAATTTTTGTATTTCTGCCGTCATCGCGGCAGGCGATGAAACGTAACGCATTACAAACTTGCGTCTTGACATTGCTTTGGATTAGATGAAGGCCGATTGATTTGCTTTCGTGCCGTCGTGATGACGCCACAGACCCGTTGATGGAGATCCGCGCATGGCCGTGATCAAGCCTACTATTACAGCCGTTGGCCGTGGTGACGGCTCGACGCTTCAAGCCATCTGGACGCCGGTAACCGAGGCGGATTCGTGCGCCGCGATCAGCTACCCAGAGTGTAGCGACAAATCCATCCAGGCCATCGGCACGTTCGGCGGCAGTTCGGTTGCCCTTAACGGCAGCAATTACGGCACCACTTACGCCGCTCTGCGAGATCCTGGCGGCACCACGATCGCCTTGTCATCGGCCGGCATCAAGGCCGTGCTGGAAAACACCACAGCGATCCAGCCGTCGATAACTGGTGGCACCAACCAATCCCTCACCATCGCGATGCTTCTCCACCTCACTAACCCCTTGAGGCAATAACCATGTCGAACTTAACTGATGCCGCAGACGTAGCCCTTCAGCTTGGTGACAGGCTCCAGGCGTTTGTCACCGTGGCGAATGCCCTGAAGACCCTTGGCTCCATCGACACCGCCACTGCCGAGCGTAAGCAGGGTCTGATCGATGCTGTTGCCGCCCATCAAGCCATGCTGGCGCAGATCACGGTGGCGCAAGCCGATCTTGATACCGTCGAGGCAACGAATGCCGCAAACATTCAGGACGCCAAAAACAAAATTGCTGATCTGCAGGCTGAAGCTGAAAAAGAAGCCGACGACGTTCGCGCCAAGGCCGCGCAGGACGCGGCCACCATGCTTGCCAATGCCCAAGAAGAACACAACATCGCCATGGCCAGTTATAAGGAGAGAATTGCTGCCGCGTCCGCGCAACTCGTGAACGCCAACAGCGCCCTTGCACAAGCGCAAAGCGACCGCGCCGCCGCCCAGACGGATCTCGCTGCCTTGCAGACGCAGCGCGATGATATCGCAAAGCAGATCGACGACCTCAAAGCCGCCGCCCGTAATGTTTTGGCATAGGAGATCACGATGAGCATATTTCCGGCCTTTAATTCGACAGTGAAGCCGCTTAGTGCCCGCATTCTCGCGGCCTGGGATCGCTGGCTCACCGACCCGGTGACGGGCGCAATCGTCGGTGTGAAGAATCCGAACGCCAACGGCGCCGATGCGCGCTTCATTCCCGTCGATCTTACGGCAGACCAGATCGCCGCGCCGACCGCGGCCATGCTCGCGGATATCGACGCCACCTATCGCCTGAATGTCGCGCCCTACACAAGATATCAATCGGACGGCACGAATTTAGTTCTGGCGGGCGGCAGCACGGCAGACGTGATCGTTCCGGCTGGCTACAGCGTCATGTACTACGCGCCTCTCACGATCACGCAGCAGCTTGTCGTTCAGGGACAGGTCACTGTGCAGAATCTCCCGGCATAAACATCACCCCATCACCCCAACACAAAGGATTCCAATCCCATGGCTTCAACTGCATCCGCGATTATCACTCCGAATGCCCTCAAAGGTCAGCCGGGCTCTGCTGATGCTGGCGGCGCGATGGCTGTTACTGGCGGCGTCGGTGGCGCAACCAACAATGCTGGCGGCGCGACGTCGCTGACCGGCGGCGCGGGCGCCGGTACCGGCGCTGGTGGCGCGTCAACCGTCACTGGCGGTGCGAGCGGAGCAGGCGCCACTGGCGCAGGCGGTGCCGCGACGATCACGGGCGGCGCTGCTGCTTCCACCAATGATGTCGGCGGCGTCGCATCGCTGGTCGGCGGCGCGGGCAACGGCACGGGCAACGGCGCTGCTGCCGTGATTGCTGGCGGTGTCGGCGGTGCGACTTCAGGTATCGGTGGCGCTGTCACAGCCACGGGCGGCACAGGTGGAACGTCGGCGGGCGCTGGCGGCGCCGTCACGCTTCTGGGCGGCACGGCAACGGCTGCCGCGACTGCGGGCGGCGCGGTGTCGATGACAGGCGGAACGTCCACAACTTCCGCAGCTGGCGCGACCGCAAGAGTGGCCGGTGGCGTCGGCGGAACGACCGGTGCAGGCGGCGCGGTTACGGTTGTCGGCGGCGTCGGTGGCTCAACTTCCGGAGCAGGCGGCGCGGTAAACGTTACGGGCGGCGCCTCTGCCGCCACGGCTGGCACGGGCGGTGCAGTTACGATCGTTGCCGGTGTCGGCACGACTACGGGCGCTGGCGGCGCGGTTTCCGTAACGACCGGCGCGGGCGGCACGTCCGGCCTGTCCGGCACGATGACGCTGGCGACTGGCGCGGGCGGCACGACTTCCGCTTCCGGCGCGATCACCATCCAATCCGGCGCGGTCACCGCGGGCGCGGGCGCGGCTTCGGGCGCCATCACCATCACGTCGGCGGCTGGCGCGACCGGCACGACCGGCACGGCGGGCGGCGCGTCTGGCGCACTCACCATCGGCAGCAATGCTGGCGGCACGTCCGGCACGTCGACCGGCGGCGCGGGCGGTGCCCTCGCACTCTCGACCGGAGCGGGTGGCGCGGTTGTCACCTCGACCGGCACGGGCGGAGCGGGCGGTGCTCTCTCCATCGTGGCTGGCGCAGGCGGCGGCACCAATGCCGTGGTCGGCGGCGCGGGCGGCAACGTCACCATCACGGCGGGCGCTGGCGCAACCGGCTCAACCACTGGCGGCGCGGCTGGCACGGTCGTCATCACGGCGGGCGCGGCTGGTTCCGGCAGCAACGTCAACGGCGGCAATATCGACTTGGTGCCTGGCGCTGTCAGCGCCACGGCGCTCAATGGTCATGTCCGCATCGCGCCTTCCGTCGCGACAGCTTCTGGCGGTGTCTCGGCTGGCACCATCGCGTCGCGCCTCGGTTTGCTGTTCGGCTCGACGGCTGGCTTCGGCATCTACGCTGGTACCGGCACGCCGACGCTCACCGCTGCGCAGGGTTCGCTCTATCTCAATGCTGCGGGCTCAAGCACCAGCACACGTTTATACGTAAATTCGGACGGCGGAACTACCTGGGTAGCGATGACGTCCGCGTCGTAATCTGAAAACCGCGCCGGGGCGGCTCCCCGGTTTTTACTTCTTGAGGACCGCAAGAATGACAATGAAACTTAAAGTTCAGCACATAATGGATGCGACGCTAATCTTGTCGCAGATCATCCGCGAAGACAGGCCGATGCCGCAGAAGGGCAAGTATCGTCTTGCTCGCATGCATCCCAAGCTCAATGCCGAGTTCATGATCATCAATACCAGGCGCGATGAGATGATCACGGCCTACAACCACCACGGGATGATTCCGAATCCGGAGAACAATCTGACCGACGAGGCGCGCGAAGCCATGGTCGCTGCTGGTCATCTCGACAAGCTGCCGCCCAAGGAAATCGAGGATCCGCAATTCTCGGTGCCCGCCGATAAGCTCGCCGAATTCCAGGCCGCGTGGAAGGAAATCGCCGAGTCGGAAATCGAAGTCGACGTGCAGCCGTTGCCGCTCGACCAGATCGTCTTCCCCGGCGATCTCGACAACGGCAGCATCACTGCTCATGAGTTCATTATTCTCGGTGATTTGGTAGTCGAATGAGTCTAGCCAAAGATGATCTCGCTGGTCTTCCGGACGATGTCCGAGACCTGATACGTCCCCATCTGGATCCCGCTGCGGATACACTGGAGTCGATCAGTCTTGCCATTTCGCAAAAGCGCGATGATGCCAAGACAGCGAGATTATCTTCTGGCATCGAAGCCATATGGGAGGAGTGCGAAGAGGCCTACATCGGCGTCGACGCAGCCAACCGCGGTGAGTTCGGCACCGGCACCTGGGCGAAGCCCATGAGCTCTGACGGCCCGGTCACCACCAAGACCGCGCCGCAGGCTACCGATCACAAGTCCACCGTCTTCCTTCGCCTGACTGCACGTTACGTCGACGCTGGCACGGCGAAACTGGCCGAGATCCTGCTGCCCGCCAACGACAAGGCCTTCTCGATCACCGAGACGCCGCTGCCTGATCTGATCAAGGCGAAAGATGATCACTCTCAAGTGATGAGTGACGAAGGAATTCCGCTGACGCGGCCCGCGAAGCCGGGCGAAGTGCCCGCTGCAACGCCGCCGCCCGGCTCGCCGATGATGGCTCCCGCGCCATCAACCTCCGGGCCGGTTGCCCCAGTCGCAGGATCCTCTCCGCCTGCGGCTGTTGGTGCGACGCCTGCCACTGCCCCAGCTGGAGCGGTCCAGGCTGGGGCAGTTGGCCCGACGCCAGCGCCGCGCGTACCGCTCACCGTGTCGGATCTCGCGAATGAGAACCTCGAGCTTGCGCGCAAGAAGGCCAAGATGGCCGAGACGCGCATCTACGACTGGATGGTTAAGTCGCGTTACACGACGGAAATGCGCAAGGTCATCTTCGATGCCGCGAAGCTCGGTTCCGGCGTCGTCAAGGGCCCGTTTCCGAAAGCGTCGCGCGGCATCGCTGTCAACAAGGCGAAGGACGGCGGCGTCGACATCGAGATCAAGGATGACGTCAAGCCCGGCTACAAGCGGGTCGATCTCAATAACGCATTCCCCGACCCCTCGTGCGGCGAAGATATTCACGATGGCGATTATTTCTTCGAGCGCGATTACCTGTCCGCGCGTCAGGTGCGTAAGCTCAAGAAGCTCGCCGGTTACGTCGGATCCCAGATCGACAAGGTGCTCACCGAGGGCCCGCAGATCGCGACCACGTCGCAGACCGCGCCCTCGAAACTCGATGATCAGACGCTGAAGAAAGGCCGCTTCGAGGTCTGGTATTACTACGGCATGCTGACGCGCGACGAGCTCAATTGTGTCTCGACGGCGAGCGGCAAAGCTCTCACCAAGGACGACGTGCCGGAAGACAAGCAACAGGTCTACGCGATCTGCACCATGATCAATTCAACGGTCGTGCGCGCGACGATCAATCCGCTCGACAGCGGCGAATTCCCTTATCACATTATGTGCTGGCAGCGCCGCGCCGGTTACTGGGCAGGCATCGGTGTCGCCGAGCAGCTTCGCGCGCCGCAGCGCATGCTCAACGCCGCGACCCGCGCGATGCTCAACAACGCAGGCAAATCCGCTGGTAGTCAGATCGTCCTCGATCAAGGTGCTATCACACCAGCCGACGGCAACTTCACGATCACGCCGGACAAGATTTGGTACAAGTCCGGCGACAGCATGGGTCAGGATGTCAACGAGGCGTTTGCGATCCACGAAATTCCGAACGTCACCGATCAGATGCTCAAGATCATCGACTTCGCGCTGAAGCAGGCCGAAGAGGTGACATCAATTCCGCTGGTAACGCAGGGCCAGTCCGGCGCCACGACGCCGGAAACTTTCGGCGCGACCCAGCTGCAGGACAACAACGCCAACCAGTTGCTTCGGAATATCGGATGGTCGTTTGATGACAGCGTCACCGAGCCGTTGGTGCGCCAGTCTTACGAATATCTGCTGCTGGATCCGGATGTGCCCGAGGAGGAGAAGGGCGATTTCGTTATCAACGCGCATGGCTCGATCGCGCTGGTCGAGCGTGCGATCCAGAACCAGACGCTCGCCCAGTTGCTGCCTGTTTCGCTCAATCCTGCTTACGGCATTGACCCGAAGCGCTGCGCCAAGGAATTCTTGAAGTCCAAGAGCTTCAATCCGGTGGATCTCAATTATACCAACGAAGAGCTGGCCGACATGGCCAAGAACCAACCGCAGCCAATCCCGGTTCAGGTCGCCAACATCAACGCCAGCGTGGTGCGCGATGGTCTTGTGGCGAAACAGAGCGCCGCCGATCAGACCGTGCAGCATGAGCAGGCATTGCACGAAGCCGAGCAGGCGCTCGCTGGTCAGGATACGCAGAACGACACCGCGAGAATCGCAGCCGAACAGCAGCGCACCCAGACCGAAGCTACGGTACGCCTGCATGAAATCCAGATGAAGCGCGATGTTGCGATCATGGATTACGCCAATCGCATGAACATCAGCCTTGCCCAGGCGAAGAAGGATTTGGCGAAGACGGCCATGACGCTGCAGGCGCAGCGCGATCTGAACGCTGCCGATAATGCCGTGGATCTTCACAAACACCACAATCCGTCGCCGGTTGATGGTAGCAGCAAGAAGCAACCCACGCACATCATTCCGAGCAATGCCGCCAAACCGCTGGCGCAGACACCGGGCCGCGCTCCTAACGGGCGGGCATTTGAACAATGAGCAACGACAAGGTGCCCTTCATTCTTACGTCCGGCGATAAGGTCAGCCCGACATGGCAGAAGCTCTGCGAGCATTTGGAAAATAAGCTCAAGGATCTTCGTGGCAAGAATGATGACTCGAAGCTCGACGCAATTCAGACCGCAGCACTTCGCGGTCAAATCCAGACTCTCAAGTCGCTTTTGCAACTTGGAGACATATCGCCGGTCATTCCCGACTGACGGTTAAACAGGTGCCAGTGACGGAAACGCCGCTGGTCTTAGGAGTTTGAAATGACAGAGAAGACAGAAGTTGTTGACGACACGCAAGCCGACAAGGATTTCGAGGCGGGCTTCACTGCGACTGTAGCGGCACCGGTAACGGCGGCGTCTGTGGTTGTTGAGGATCCTGCTCTGAAGGCCGATGCGCCTGCGCCGGTCGTGGAGGATCCTGCCGTTGTGGTAGCGCCTCCCGCAGCGGCACCTGAATATGTCCAGATCACGAAAGAGCAGTTCGCCTCTCTCGAGGCCGCCGCCGCAAAGGTTGGCGACTTCGATAAGAAATTCGACAAGGCTTTCGGCACGGTCGGCGGCATGCAGGATGTCATCAAGCAATTACAGTCCGCAACGCCCAAAGGCGAGGCCGTCGTGATAAGCGACGACATGTTCGCCGAAATGGCCGAGGACTATCCGCAGTTGGCTGCGCAGTTTCGTGGCGTCCTCGAGAAAGTTCTCAAGGGTGCTCGCGGTACCGGCACCGCTGACCCGGCTTCTGTTGACCCCGCCGTGGTTACCAAGATGGTCGCCGATGGCATCAAGCAGCGCGAAATGGATGCGCTGGAGGATGATCATCCCGGCTGGAAGACCATAGTCGGGGCTGTCGAGAGCGCGGAAAAAGCCGATCCGAACAATCTGTTTCGGAAATGGCTTACCACGCAATCCGAGGCGTATCGAACCAAGATCACTTCCACGCAGTCAGCGTCCGTGCTGGCGAAGGCGATCGACAGGTTCAAGGAAGCGACGAAAACGCCGCCTCCCCCGCCGAAGGCCCCAACTCTTAAGGACTTGGCCCGCAAGGCCAATCTCAAGGCCGCAATTCCCCTCAGAGGCGACGGCAATCCGCCACCGCCTTCCAAAAACGCCGACGATGAATTCGAAGCAGGATTCAGGTCTGGCTAGCTCTTGAAAGGAGCACCTTCTCATGGCTTTGCAAAATTTTACGATGACTCCGGGTCGGCTCAACAAGTACAAGGGCCAGATCCTTGCGCATGCTGTGCCGGTTGAAGTTCTTGGCCGTACGGGTCGCCAGATCCCGTTCCCCAAGAACCAGTCCGACACCTATGTCGCTCGCAAGTGGCTCCCTTACGGTGCTACCGCGACCAGCGGCAACACGCAGAATCAGTTCTTCGCGAACGGTACTGGCGATCGCGGCAACGCGATCGTGCAGGCTCATCAGACTGCGGAAGGCGTGACGCCGCTGCCCGACAGCATCATGCCGCTGGACATCACTGTCGTGATGCAGCAGTACGCCTGCCTTTACGGCTTCACTGACAAGACCTACGACCTCTATGAGGACGATATTCCGCAGGCCATGATCACCCAGATTGGCGAGCGCGTCACGTTCGTCAACGAGATGATCCTCTACGGGGCGCTGCGTGCTTGCACCAACCAGTATTTCGGCGGCACCGGCACGACCATCGCCACCGTCAATGGTGGTATGACGCTGGGTATGGTTCGCAAGATCGCCAAGAACTTGCAGGCCAATCACGGCAAGCCGGTCAACGCGATGCTGAAGGCTTCCCAGAACTACGGCACCGATGCCGTGGCGCCGGGCTTCACCGTCTACTGCCATACGGATCTCGAGCCCGACATTCGCGATCTGCCGAACTTCATCTCCGCTGAGAAGTATGCGACGGGCACCGCGATGCCGAATGAAATCGGCAAGTGCGAACGCTTCCGCTTCATTACTTCACCCGATCTGCCTTCCATTCAGGATGGCGGTGCGGCGATCGGCGCCACTGGTCTCTACTCGACCTCGCTTGCCAACATCGACGTGTATCCCTTCATCGTCGCTGCGGCGGATGCTTGGGGTCAGGTCGCGGTTCGCGGCAAGGACAGCCTCAACCCGACCTATCTGCCCCCGGGCGAGAAGTCGAAGTCGGATCCGCTCGGCCAGCGTGGCTATGCGGGCACGATCTGGTGGAAGGCCGTGATGATCGAAAATCAAGGATGGATGGCAGTTGGTTTCGTCGGCTCCAAGGTTCTGACGTAAACCCGGGTTGATTCCCTAACTTCCTGAGAAAGGAAAAACCCTATGTTTACCGATACCCTCACTCGATACCTCGAGGCGGTGAAAGATTACACTTCGCAGTGGAATCTTCGCAAAATCCTCGAGCCGATCTTCGATCGAGAATCCTCTCTCGCGCTCAATACCGCGGGTCTGGCCATCAAGGGTGCTAGCGCGAGTCCTACTGTAGCGTCGGGAGCGGCGGATTGTTATCTGCTCGCTAACGGCGTCCTGCAGAAGATCACCGCTGCCACCGACATGCCTGCTCTTGTCGGAACGGTTCTCACTGCCACGTTCAACGTCTTCTGCTTCTTCATTGATTCTGCGGGCACGAAAACCGTGGCGATGGGGACGGCAGGCTCGACTTTGGCGAAGCTGGCGTTTCCCCAGTTTCCGCAGAAGAAGGCGTTGATCGGCTTTGTCATCATCGCTCCGACCGGCTCTGGCAGTTTCGTTGGCGGCTCGACTAACCTGGATGACGGTGGTGTCATTCCGGGCGCTGTGTTCATCAACGGCATCGGCTTCGATCCTTACTGCTTGATCGGCTAAGTCGCCGGTTTCAACAATCTCTGTCTCGAAAGGACAACACAATGGACTATCAATCGGCTGTTCCCGTCACGATGTGTTTGAGCAAGGTCACCCTTGCTGCGGGAACCACTTCAACCTTGAGCACCACCGGTACCACGACCTACGCGATCCGGGGCAAGGCCTACACCAAAGCGGCACTGAGCAATGTGGTCACGCCGACAACTGACTGGGCTACCGGCAAGGCGTTCTTGCCCTGCCCGGCCAGTTCCGGCACGGTCTACATGATCGGCCTTGATAGCGGCGGGACTGTTCGCGCTGTTCAGGGTACTGTGGTTTCGACAGACGGCGTCGCTCAGAGCGCGACGGCCTTCAATAACGGTGCTCCGCAGTTCGGCGGAGACGGCCCCGCCGGGTCCGGCTCCACTGACAACGACTTCTGCCCGATCGGTTACATCATCTTCAAGGCTGACAGCACGGCGAGTTCTTCGCCGGGCGCGGTTCTTGGCTCAGCTAATTTGGCTACGCCAGCGACCGGCATGAGCTACTCGTTTGTGGATGTGATCACCCAACCGGATCGTCCGCAGATCGCCTAATGACCTAACGGCGAGGGGCATTGTGCTCCTCGCCGCCTTTCTACCAGGAGAAAAACATGCGTACCGAATTACACACCAGTGACATCAAAATCGACCAGAACAGTGATCTGGTTGGTGATGTCGCGCTGAAAGACCGCGAAAGTCCCATTGTCATCGCTGACAAGCCCTTGAATTCCGATTATCTGGATGAGCTGGCCTTCAACGAAGAGCCCGTCACTATCCGCCTCGAGCCCAGCACCGACAAGAACGCGGCGACTTGGTTTCCGATCTGGGTCAACGGCAAGGGTGCTGAAGTCCTGATCGATGACAAGTGGGTCGCTTTCGGTTATCTGCCGGTCGCTGTCCCGCTGGTGGTCAAGCGCAAATATGTCGAAGTGATTCTGCGCGCCAAGATCGACAACGTCACCACCGAGATCGTCGATCTCAAGACCGATGCGGCCAACGACAAGGAAAATCGCGTGAAGCGCTTCACCACGGCGGTTCACTCTTTCTCGATCCTGCATGACAAAAATCCGATGGGTAATGCATGGATCAACGAAATCCGTCGCAGGAATATGTAACCCATGAACTATCTTCAACTTTCTCAACGGTTGGCGCAGGAGGTGGGTGTCAGTGGAGCGCTGACGGCAACTGTTGGGCAAGTGGGGAGTCTTCTGCGTATCGTGACGTGGATCAATCAGGCTTGGTACGAGCTTCAGACCAAGCACGACGATTGGTCGTGGATGAAATCGAGTTACCTTCTCGGCGGCGGCGTGTCCTTCGCGACCGTCGCCGGGCAGGCTTCATATCCTCTCGGCACTGGCGTCGGAACAGTTGGCGTCACAGCTGCTAATTTCGGAAAGTGGGTCGAAGATAGTTTCCGCAATTACGCGACGGCGGCCAGCTACACGAACGAAATCTTCATGGACCCGATCACCTTCGAGAGCTGGCGCAATTCCTATATGTACGGCGCGATGCGCAATGTGAAAACGCGCCCTGTTGCTGCCGCGATTGGACCGGACAAATCTGTTTGTGTCGGTCCACCGTCTGACGGCTCTTGGACCGTCACGGGCGACTATTTCATCGCGCCGTCGCAAATGGCTGCCGACATCGATGTACCGACTGGTTTACCGCTGCAGTATCACATGGCGATCGTCTATCTCGCCATGCAGATGTACGCTGGTTACGAGTCCGCGTCGGAAGTCTTTCAGCGCGGGGAAGCTGGCTACAATAAAGCACTCGCCGAACTCGAAAGACAATATGCGCCGCGTATCGGCTTCGCCGGGAGTCTTTGCTGATGGCGCGCGCTATGAGGTCCATGCAGCAATCGTTTCCGGCAGTAAAGTATTCGGTTACTCGGCTTGGCAGCGGCGTGACTTCGTCCGGCGTATCATTTCCTGGCGGCCTTGATCAAACGACACCGAGCCTTCAGTTACAGCCCGGCGCCTGCCGCGACGCCATCAATTTTGAATGTAGTCAGTCCGGCGGTTATGCGCGCATCGAGGGCTACGAGCGCTTTGACGGGCGCCTGTCACCCAGTTCGGCGTCTTATCAAATTATTCAAGTCTCGGCGTTCGTAAACGTCCCGGTGGTTGGAAACACGATCACTCAGGCGGTCAGCGGTGCCACGGGAAAGGTGGTTGCTGTCGTCAGCGCGAGCGGCGTTTCTTACGTCGCAATTACCAAGATCACGGGGGTGTTTGATTTTACCGATACCATCTCTGTCGGCGCCACTCTGATCGGAACCGTTATTTTGCAAACTGCGTTGATCACGTCTAAGACCGGCGCGCAGTATCTCGCGCTGGCGGCGGATGTTTATCGCGCGGATATCGGAGCTGTGCCTGGATCGGGCGCTATCCTCGGTGTCGTCGCCATGAATTTCAGCGGCACTGACAACGTCTACGCTTTCCGCGGCAACGCTGGAAACACTGCGGTTGCGATCTACAAGCAAAGTGCGTCAGGCTGGACGTTGGTTCCTTTCTATAAAACCGTCAGCTTCACTACCGGCGGCGTCGCAACGCCAGCCGACGGCGAGACGCTTACGCAAGGCGGCGTGACGGCAACCGTGAAACGTGTCGTGACGCAGTCGGGAGCGTGGACTGGCGCAGCGGCTGGCCAGTTTGTCATCACGACTCCGAGCGGCGGAAACTTCTCGGGGGCTGGCGCGACGTTGAGCGGTGGCGCTACCGTCACTCTTACAGGCATCCAGACTGCGATAACCTTGATCCCCGGCGGCAAGTTTGTTTTTGCCAAGGGAAATTTCTCCGGGCAGTCAACTACACGCCGGATTTACGGCGTCGATGGCGTCAACAAGGCTTTTGAGTTCGACGGCGGCACGCTCGTTCCAATCGCTACCGGCTTGTCGCCCGACAATCCGAAGTTCATCTGCATTCACAAGAATTTCCTGTTCCTGTCGAAAGACAGCTCCATCATCTATTCAGGTGCGGGAGTTCCGTATAAATTTGGTTCAGTTGCCGGTGGCGGCGAGATCGCGACCGGCGACAACGTTACCGGTCTCATCACGCTGCCTGGCAGCCAGACGACAGCCACACTTTGCGTCTACATGCGCAGCAACACGTCGTTCCTTTACGGCACAGACCCGACGACTTTCAATTTTGTCACCTTCAACACAGGTATCGGCGCTCTCTCGTATACGTGCCAAAATCTGGCCGATACTTTCGCGCTCGATGATCTCGGTGTCGTCACGCTGAAGACGACCCTGAATTACGGCAACTTTTTGCCGAGCTCGCTGACGAAAGACTTGTACCCATTCATCAAGAATGAGCGGGCCAAAGTAACTTGTTCGAGCCTGATGCGGTCGAAGAGCCAGTACCGTCTGTTTTTCAGCGATGGCTACGGTCTCTATCTGACATCCGTGAATCAGCAGTATCTCGGCGCGATGCCGGTTCTGTTTCCGAATCCAGTGAACTGCGTCGACGAGGACGATTCCTCCGATTTCGGAATGGTAAGCTATTTTGGCTCCAATGACGGGCTCGGATATGTGTATCAACTCGATATGGGAACGTCGTTTGATGGTGGTGTGATCGACGCGCACATTTCACTGGCGTGGGATGCTTTGAAATCGCCGCGCATTCTCAAGCGTTTCCGCGCGGCCAGCATCGAGATGCAAGGCAATGCGTACGCGCAGATCAGCTTTGGCTACCAGCTCGGCTATGGGAGCCTAAATATCGGCCAACCTGCCAACGTCAACTACTCTTCAGGATTTTCTGGTGTTCCGCTGTGGGATAGTTTCGTGTGGGATAATTTCATCTGGGACGGTCAGACGTTGATGCCAACAGACGTCGACATGACAGGCACTGCCGAGAATGTTCAGGTGATCCTTAGCTCGACGACGAATTACATTGCGGCCTTTAACGTCAATAGTGTGATTTACCAGTACACTTCACGCAGAGGAATGCGCGTATGACGACCCCGTATTATAACACCAGCGGCGCACCGACGACTGGCGCGAACGGCTACTCCGCTACCATCCGCGCGGAGTTCACAGCTATCGCTGCGGGCTTCGCTCTTCTACCTTCCGCACTGACGGCCAACAAGGCTGTCGTCATGAATGCTGGCGGCACTGGCATGACGGTGACGGCGGGATCCCTGGCGCTCGCTGGTGATCTCGCGACTACGGGCGCGTTCAACACGACGTTGGTGGCAGGCGCGTCAACTACACTGACGCTTCCTGCCGTCAGTGGAACGCTGGCGACACTGGCTGGTACGGAAACGCTGACGAATAAGACGTTAGGCGGGGTGACGGTTACGGGAACTATAATATGCGCCAGCATACGGGCTAACGGCGCGGGCGCTGGCGGTCGTATCAGCGCCCTTGTCACCGGGTCGGATATAAACTTCTATAGCAATAGCACGGGGCTTCCTAACGATCATTCTTGGGAACATTTTGTCGGTCAAATAAATGGCGGCGGCTATGGCGCAATTATTTACGGCAACGGCGACATTGTTAACCAAAACAATTATTACGGCGCAATCTCGGACGCCAAGTTGAAGCAAGATATTGTTCCGGCTGTTTCGCAGTGGAGTGACATTAAAGCTATCGGCGGTATTGTTAAAAAATACCATCTTAAATCTGATCCGACAGGACCGCTTCAGCTTGGTCTTGTTGCTCAAGATTTGCAGGCGATAAGCCCCGGTCTTGTTGGTGCGACTGACGATTATGAGATTGGCGAACCTGACGAGAACGGCAAGCCGACGCGAGTAATGCTTGGCACGCAAACACTGCATGTTAATTACAGCGTTCTCTACATGAAGGCCGTGAAGGCGTTGGGCGAAGCGCTTGTCCGCATTGAAGCGCTAGAAGCGAAGGTGTCCTTATGAGCAGCGCAGGAACACTCGCACCGACAGATCCGACCTCCACAGCGGGACTGATCAACGCCGCGCCCGGCATGGCGTCGGCTATCCCAGGCGTCACGCCGTCCGGAGCAACGCCGGGCGCGCCGGTTACTGGTTATATTCCCGCTGGCGCGACGTCGTCGAATGCCAAGACGACAGGTTATGACGCGAACGGTTTCCCGGTCACGTCGGATCAGACCGTCGCCGGTCAGATATCGAGCATCATCGCATCCGGCTCGCCGCTGATGGAGCAGGCTCAGACGAACGCGCGCAATCTGATGAATCAGCGCGGGCTCATCAATTCGACGCAAGGCATCACCGCTGATCAAAGCGCGCTCTACGCCGCCGCGACGCCAATCGCGACGGCTGACGCTGCTCGCTATTCTTCTGCCTCGGATCAAACAGTCGCGGCGAAGAACGCTGCGGCTGCGGCAGAGGCTGCTGCGAAGAATGCGGCAGGACTACAAGATGCAAACCTCCAGACCCAAACCAGTCAATATAACGCCGGGCAAACGAACGCTTCTCTGGCGTCGTCCGCGTCGGCATCCAACGCCGCATCGCTTACCGCCCAACAGATCGCCGGGTCGACGAATATTGCTGACATCCAGTCGAAGAGTTCTCAGGCTATTGCTGCGTTGCAGGCCGACACGACACTGTCCGTTCAGGATAAGTCGAACGCATCGGCGCAAATCATCGCCGCCATTCAGTCCAACACGACACTGTCCGTTCAGGATAAGTCGAACGCATCGGCGCAAATCATCGCCGCCATTCAGTCCAACACGTCGATGTCCGTCGCGGACAAGAATAACGTATCGTCGCAGCTTATTGCTGCCATTCAGTCCAACACGTCGATGTCCGTCGCGGACAAGAATAACGTATCGTCGCAGCTTATTGCTGCCATAAATTCCAGCACCACTCTTTCGGAAACCGATAAACAAACCGTGTCGGCGCAGGTCGTTGCCGCGATGAACAATCAAAATGCCCAGATCATACAGCAGGCGTCCGCAACGTCAGCACAGCAGCTGGCAACCATCAATAACACGAACGCCCAGCTGCTGCAGACGTCGACTGGGGCCTCGCAGATGTATACGCAGGCCATTTCTCAGATGGCTGCGATTGCCACGAGCACGTCTCTCGATCCAGGTCAGAAGGCAACGGCTCTTAATAACGCCGTGCAACAACTGAACGACGGTCTCGCCGCCATATCTTCCATCGCCAACATACCGGGCGTCCAGTCGACGTTAGTGTTCAATTGATGATCACGCGCGCTGAAATCATTGATCGCATCTGGGAGGCGGCAGAGCCGGAAGTCTTCATTCCGAAAGCCGCATTCATGGCTGGTCTTGACAGCTGGGATATCCAACCCGTCGAGATCGACGGCGAAATGGCGTTCGTAACGATGACGAACGGCCCAGCATTTCATTTCCACAGTTTCGACACCGGGCACGCGATTTCGCGTCGGATGATCAAGGATTTTCTCAAACGGATCACAGATCACTACGGCTATGCGACGACCAAGACGCCGAAGGAAGATACGCGGCAACATCGCTTCAATCTGATGTTCGGTTTCAAGGTTGTCGGCATGGACGAATATGATATCTTCTACCGGATCGACAGGAGCGGGCCATGCCAATAATTGCAGTCGGAATAGCGGTAGCGACAGCAATTGGCGAGGCTGGTGCTATCGGGGGCCTTCTTGCTGGTACGATCACGGCGACAACCGTCCTTGGAACGATGGCCGCTGTTGGCGCGACGATTGGCGCTATCGGTGCCGTTACTGGCGACAAGTCGTTACAGACGGCTGGCATGATCGTTGGCGGCATCGGCGGGATTGGTTCTCTTGCAGCTGGTGCCGGTCTTTTTGGCGACGCAACTACATCTGCTGCTAACGCATTTGGCGGCGCAACGACAGCGGCAGACATTCCGGCGACAGCGTCGGCCAGCGTTATGAACGGCGCTGGTGGCGCCGTATCGGACGCGACGGCAGCCATGGCGGCATCAGGGCCTACCAGCGCAGATATCATCGGAAGCGTTACAGGGAACATAAGTCTTCCGGGCGCAGCTACCGACACGTTGGCCAGCGCGGCCAGCGCGGCCAGTCCGACGACAATTACCGGCAACACCTTGAGCGGCGGTCTCGGTAATAACATAAAGCTGGCCGTACCTCTCGCGGACGCGAACCCAACCGGTACTGGCGCAACGGCGGAGTCAGACTATCTGTCGTCGCTTGCTGTGCCGTCGACGAATACTGTTAACGGCACACCTGGCGTGCCATACACGCCAACTGCGGCGCAAATGGCTAATACCCCTATTGCGCCGATTACGGTCACGCCTCTGGCGCAGGCCACGTCTGCGCCAGCCGACCCCACCGTATTCGATAAAGTGTTGGGCGCGTTCACGACCAGCACCAATAACAATCTTGGCCTGATTGGCATGGGTGTCGTACAGTCCGCCGGATCACTCCTGTCCGGCGCGACTAGCACGCTGACACCTGCCCAGGTCGCGTCTTACAACGCGCAGGCTGCTGCGAATAACGCGAACGCGGCAATGACGACGATGCAGGCCGCCAACATGAGCGGCGCGATTCCGACGGCGTCGCGCGGCAGTCTGATGAATTCTGTCACGGGAGCAGTCTAATGGCCGCACTTCTCCAAAATAATATTCTCGAGGCTAGCGAGCAGAAGATCGAGAGCCAGCTGACGCCGCAGAACAAAGTCAACTATATGAAAATAGTTGTCGCTGGAATGCGCGCTGCGATGGCAAAGGGCCCGAACAGCATCGTGGCGTCTCTGCATCAGAGCAAGGATCCCGTCAGCGATTGTGCGGTCGGCGCCGTGAAGCTTTGCTTACTGATGGCTCACACGTCGCGCGGCACGATGCCGCCGAAAGCAATGGTCCCGGCAGGGATGACACTGATGTTGCATGCGTTGGATTTCTGTGACAAATCCGGCATCGCGAAGATCGGAACGCCCGAGCTTGTTCGCGCCACGCACCTCTTCACCAATGAGATTTTCAAGGCGTTCAAGATCTCGCCGCAGATGCTGCAGAACGCGGCCACCAAAGTCCACGGCATCATGCAGGATCCGACGAAGATGGAAATGCTGAAGCATCAGGCGGGCATGACGAAAAATCCCAACGCACCGGTTCCGACGCCAGTAGAGGGAGAGAAAAATGCCGTTTGATATTTCAGCCGGACTTTCCTTGATGGGTAGCACCGTCGCCAAGTCGGCTGGCGACAGCATGCTGGAGATGCAGAAGGCCGATCTGGAGAACCAGAAGATCATCCTTGCTGATCAGCTCGCGGGAAATCGTGAAGAGAAGGGGCGTCAAGCACAAGCTGTGATAGACGCGGCGGGACGGCAACAGTCGTCTGATCTTGCTGTGTCGGCTGACAAGGCTGAGACGCAGAACGCAGCTGATCTTGCGCTTCAGCAAGCCCCAAAACTCGCTGCCGTGCGGGATACCATAGATCAGTTACACGCGAGCGATCTAACATGGGCGAAAAACAGGCAGATCATAACTGACGCAAATTCTACCGTCGACCAGCGTGCTGCCGCGAATGCGTCTAACACAGAGGTATTGGCGAATAATCTGAAGATAAATGCGCTGAAACAAACGCAGGCTCTTCAGAAGCAACTGATGGCGACTACAGACCCAGATAAGCGTGCGAATATCTTTCAGCAACTCACAGACGCCACTACAGACGCTCAAACCATCGTTGCCGCGAAGATGGCGGAAGAGGGCAAATACAAGGACGATGTCAGCAGATATTCGTCTGCAACATTGCGCCAGACACAGGCTCAGAGCGCGTTGAATGCTGCGATAAAAGACGGCGCAGACGACCCGACGCTTGCTACTGCGAGAGCGGACTTGGATGCGGCGAGGGTACAGGCTAATAACGCTGCGTCAGTGCTGACTACTTCCACTTCTGACAGAGCGCCGAAATTACCGGCGCTGCCTACGGACCCGACGCAACTTAAGGACGGCACGGTATATGATAACGGGTACGGCGCTCCGATGCGCGCGAAAGGCGGAAAACTATTTCCCGTCGACCCGGGAAGTGTAGCCGTTCCGCCTGCGGCTGGTTCTGGTACTACAAGTCTCATGGGGCGCGACACTTCTACGCCCGCCACAGCGCCGGTATCTAAGTATAAAACACCAGCGGCATGGGAAGCCG